ATGACCAAGGATGAACTGATTGCGCTGGCATGGTGCCAGTCGCAGGCCTGCGAGATCCTCGGCGTAGCGCTCAAGCGTGACGCTGACATGGAGGCCATCAAGGTGCTAGCGTCCGACGTGGCAATCAACTTAGGGATGCTTATCGATGATGCCCACGCCCACGCCACCACAGGAGACTGAAGATGACGCGGGATGAACTGATTGAGCTGGGCGTTAGCGGCTTGCTGTATTGCCTAATTGCCGGCGGAGTTGGCGTAATATGCGTTTCCGGCTTACCAGTTGGCTGGGCGCTAATACTAATTGGTGCTTGGCTTATAGCAACGTTTTTCGTTACGGCGGCCGTTTCGTCCATTTTTGCCACCACCAAGGAGAACGAAGATGGATATGGTTGAACGAGTAGCGCGGGCGTTGTTGGCGTCGGAAAGCAACGATGAGATGTCATGGGAAAACCTCGGCCTAACCACGCGTGGCGCATTCAAGCGCGATGCCCGAGCAGCCATCGCGGCAATGCGGGAGCCGAGCAGGCAGATGCGGATCGTCGGCGAACGCGAGATGATGGCGCGACACCCAAACCTAGACTGTTTTCGTGATCCATACGTCGATAGCACATGGCAGGCCATGATCGACGCAGCCCTAGGAGGCACTGATGCAGCGTGAGCCGGGAAACGACATAGGCCCGTGCAAGGCTGAGATTTGGCCGGAGCTACCTAAGGGCGGGCAGCACGTCGGTTCAGGGCCGCAGGGCGTGCGCATTACCCATCTTGCCACCGGCATTATGGCGTTTTGCGAAACGGGCCGCTCCCAGCACGTCAACAAGATGATCGCCATGAGCATGATTGAGGCGGCCATTACCCACCCGCGCTTCGACGGCCCCCGCATCATACCTCCTGAAGATCAGGGCACGTAATTCCCCGCCGGCACAACCGAGGCCTTGACGCTGCCGCCGATGAAATACCCGGGCGCCACATTCCCCTCTAGCACGGACGGCGCGTCGACGCGTATCCAGGGGGTATAGTTCGGCCCAGCCACCACCTCGTTGAACCGGATCGTGACGTTCTTCGGACCGCTGTAGATGTTGATCGCGTGCCACATGGTGCAGACGAAGCGGTTGCCGGTGATCTCGATATTCTCGTACCCGCCGACCCGGTCCTCGTCGCCGAAGAAGATGCCCTGCGGCTCGTGGCCCGGGCTGCCGATGATCTCGTTCCGAAAGATGCGGACGTTCTTGCAGCCGCTGACTTGGCGCGTCGTCCAGCACTGCACGCCGTCGGGATGGACGCCGGGGTTCGTTCGGAAATCGTGCAGCATGTTCCAGGCGATGGTGACGCCATTCGAGCCGGGGATCTCGATCGCATCGGAGCCGATGAAGCCGATGTCATTGCCGCGGATAGTCACGCCGCGGCTCTGCTCCGCCTTGATGCCGGCGTTGATCTCGACGAACCGCGAGTTGCTGACCGTCAACCCGTCGACATTGAAGGCTGACACGCCGCTCGCGTCCTTGGCGACATTCCCGTCGATCACCCCATGCACATAGAGGTCGTCGAACGTGACCGCCGATCCGTTGTTGATGCGGACCATCACCGCGGCGTTGCTGTCCGCGTTCGTCACCTCGATCCCCGCCAGTGTGAGGTTGCGCGGGTTGTTCAGCGTCAGCCGCGTGAATACCGCCCGCCGCTTGGGGTCGGCGCTGCGGATCGTCACCGGCGCATCGTATTGGCGATCGTTCAGCGCCACCGCGCCGCATGCGCCCGCGGGGAGAAGGATGGTGTCGCCTCCCTTGGCCTTGTCGAGCGCACCCTGCAGGCCGGCGCAAGAGGTCAGGGCGATAGAGGCGGCGATGACGAGGAACATGCGGGGCTCCGAATTAGGTGGGCGGCAGGCGGGTGCTGACATCAGCCCACCACTCGGGCATCGAACGAGACGCGCGGAGCTGTCCGCCGTCGATCAATGCCTTCACGGCGCTGAGCAGCTTCGGCCAATGGGCGTTCGGGTTGATGCCGTTCGCGGGCACGTAGGTGCCGCCGACGTTGTTGTAGATGTCCTCGGGCTTGATGTTGTGCCCATAGAGCAGCGTGTCGCGCTTCTCGGCCGCGTTCTGCGTGAGCTGCGTGATCACCGTATCGGTCAGCGAGTTGTCGTCACCGACCAGCGGGCCCCACTGGAGCATCTGATAGGGCGACGGGCCGAACCCGGTGAACAGCGCGCCGTTCTTGGGGCCGACCAGGCGGGCAGTGCGATAGCCAGCGTCGTAGAGCGCCTTCATCACCTTCGTCGGCCAATACTGGCCATCGACATAGCCGAACTCAAGCTTGGTGACGGTCGACGGCACGGTCTTGTCGACGGTGATCTGCGTGCCGCTATCGACGCTGAGGATCCGCGTGTCCGCCTGAAGGCCGGTCGCCGCGCTGGCGAGCAGGTGCATACCTTGGAATAGATTGGCCGTGCTGCTGAGGGTCACCGTCGTGGTGCCATTGCAGGTGGCGGTGACGCTGTAGACGCGCGCCGAGAAGGTAACGCTATAGCTGCCCGCAGTCAGCGGCCGATCGAGCTTGACCACCTTCTGATCCACCAGCTCCTTAACGATGCCGACAATCGCCCCGCCTACGAAAGCGCGCATACCGGGCACGAGGTTGGAATAAGCCGGGGTCGAGGTGCTGGTAATGGTTAGCACGGACTCAGCAGCACCGTCCGAAGCGCAGGTGTAGGTCACCGGCGCGGCGACATAGCCCATGTTTCCATAGGAATAGCACAGATGCTCAAGGCCAAGGCCCGTGGAGCCTAGCCGGTTGCGGATCTCCTGGGCATCGTTGTTGAGGGTGGTGATAGCCGTCGACAGGAGTTGGTATTTCGTGATCGGGTAGTCGTTGCCCTCGCTGTCGATCAAGATCCCGTGCCCTTCAGCCTTCATCGTGGCGAGGTTGGCCCAGGTGAACTTGCTGCTGCCGCCGGCCGTCAACACCGCCTGAGGCACATAGAAGTTCATCTTGATGCCATAGGCGGCGAAGATCGACCGGTTGTCGAATTGCGTCAGATTGGCGTCGTCGAAGGTGAAATGTACCTCGGGCAAGAAGCTATCGGGAATAGCCGCCATTGCGTCGATCACCACATCAGGCGTGTAGCTACTGGACGCTGCGTTGGTGACGCCGAAGGTGATCGACTTGCTCGCCGTGCCCAGCGCCTTGATCGACTGACCGCGTACGTCATTTGCAAGAGAGAAGGTGAGTGGAACGTTGCTGGTGCCGGTGGCATTTGGGTTGTTCGACAGGGTGATGTTGGGATTGTTGACGGCGGTGATCGTGGTTCCAGCTGGAATGATCGAGCCGAACACGTACATGCCCACCGAAAGGCCGCCCGTAACCGCCATCGTGACTACGTTGCTGGCCGTGCTGTAATTGGTCGCGTTGTAGGTCACCAGGCGGCGGTAGTTATCCACCGTCGTCGAGGTCCACACTTTGCCCAGGCCATTCGATGTGAAGGGCGAGTTGAGCGCGGCGCCACTGGCCGCCGAACGCAGCACATGCCCTAGCGACGTGCTCCAGCGCATATCGAGGAAGTCGTTAGAGTAGAAATCGCCGCAGTCGACGCAGATTGCCACCGTGTTGGCGGTGGAGAAATCGAACGTGGTTGTCAGAAAGGCATTGGTGCCGACGTTCGTGGCGTTGACGCCGTTGGCCTGGATGCGCAGGCCCGCAGCGCCTTGCACCTTCCGGCTCGAGGTATCAAGCAACACGGTTGCCCCGCTCGCACCAGTCGCGCCGTTGAGCGTGTCGAAGTCATAGATCATCGTGTAGGCGAGCGGCGTCGGCGTCGGCGTTGGTGTCGGACCAGGCGTCGGCGTCGGCGACCCGCCACCAATGGTCTGCGGCGTCGTCGCGCCGAGGTCGTCCTCGACGTAAAGCGAATAGACGCGGCTGCCGTCGCTCTGCCGGGTGCTGCCAACGCGCCAGCGAACCAGCGACCGGCCATTGCTGAGAGCGGCGATCGCCTGCGCGCGCAGAGCGAAGTTGGTCGCCGCGGTGCCGCTGATCCGGCTCTCTCGCACACCGGCACCGACCCCAGGCTCGTACTCGAGAAGCGAGACGGTCCACTCAGCCGGAAGCGAGGGATGGAATACGACGCCATTGGCGAAGCTGAAGCCCGGCGTAGCATTCTCGCCGATCTGGATGCGGCTGGTGGTTAGGCCATTGACGGCGGAGAAGAAAGGCCGCCCCACGACGCCCTGGGTAATCGAGAGGGTGAGAGCGTTCAGGGCCACGGCGGTTCCTCGGCAGTTTCACGCCGTGGTGCCGCTATCAAGCCGTGAAAGTTACCGCCGTCAGGTCACTCGCAGACCAGCTGCTTAATGCCTTGGTCCCGATAGAACTGGCACAGCCGCTTGACCTTGGCGTGCTCGCTGCGCCCCCAAGCACGGGTGTCCTCGTTCCAGGCCTCATAAACTGCCTCGTCTGTCAAGGCCGCCTCAGGGATTAGCGGCTCCGCTGCCGGGGTCAGGTCGGCAAGGCTCGGGAGGCCGGGCGGTAGGGTTTTGTTGCATCCGGATATTGCGAGCGCGAACGCACTGGCGATAGGAAGTACGAGCTGGCGGGAGAGAGGCAGTCGCATCTTTGACCTCCTTGGTTTGGGCGTCGATCGTGGCGGTGTCCCGGCCGCGCTGCTCGTCTGCCTTCGCGCGCGCAGGTGCGGCCTTCGCCTCAACATTCTCTTCGTGTTTTTCTAAGACGCCGCGGTCATGGAAATGCAGCCACACACCGAAGATGATCAGCACCACTACAACCCCGGCAACGATCTGGCCGGTGCGCGTCTTGAGCAATGCGAGAGCGGGAATCATTGCGCGCTCTCCACCTCGACCTTCGCTTTGGCGACCTGACGATCCTTCAAGGCGATGGCGCCAGCTGTGGCCCCGATGCACACGCCCAAGCCCGCAGGATAGGCAAGGCAGAAGGTGTCCAACGTGGCCGTTACCTTCCCGGCCCAGATGAAGGCTGGGCCGCTGAAGATGTAGGTGAGCGTGCCGACAGCGCCGAGGACGCGCTGCACCTCGAACTCACCGTTGATGCCCTTCAGGGCGTGAAGGATACTCATGCCGCGATCCGATCAAGCCAGCCGTACAAGAACTTCTCGTTCGCCTGCCGACCCTCGCATAGCTCGAGGTATCGGGCCCCCTGGAGCGCGTTCAGCAGGCGCAAGAGCCTCTGCTCGCCGGTGCCGCCGCGCTTTGCGAGAAAGGCATGGAGGGCCGCGCGAGTGCCGGTGCCAGCCATACCGTCCACCGCAATGTCGGCATAATCGCGGCCCTGGTTGTTCAGGCCGTTCAGCGCGCGCTGTAGGAACGTTGTCGCAACCTTCGGGCCCATGTTGACGCCGGTGTCGGTAAGCTCGGCCGCTATTGGCAGGGAGATGCCTGCGATCTTATCGAAGCCTGGCGCGACGACATACTGTCTCCGGTAGACTTCCTTGGCGAAATCGCGCGGCAAATCCCGCATTGCGCCTGCATATCCAGCTTGGCGCGCAGTGGCGATCGTGATGCCGAAGTTCGTCTCCCCTCCGCGATCAGCCGCATCGTTCACATAGCCGCCCTCGGCGCGCAGCACATCCTCTATAATGTCGTCGATGGATTTCATAGCTTCCCCCTCGATGCGAGATAGGCCGTTGCCTCGCGCTTGGCCTGATCGTTCCGCCTCCAGTGCCGCACGATGCGGTACAGCCGCGAACTGAAGAAAATCAGCATGGAGATATGAAGAGCCGCGACACTCCAGTCGTCGAATGGCGTCGGACCTGGTAGGGCCTCGCGACCGAGTATAGGACCCACGCGCAGGACGCACATGGCGGCCATGCCGGTCATGCCGATCCGCTCACCCCAGTTGAATGTGTCGTAGTATGCGGCCAGCTTGAAGACCAGAATGGCGGCTACTAGGAGCGCCGTTGTTACGTTGATCAGTGCCCAGGCGATCATTTCTCGGTCTCCACGCCGCCGCCAATCTTCGTGAGGAGACCTTTCGCTCTCCCGATGACGACTGGAATGAGGAAGTGGGAGCCGGCAGCCATGACCCACATCACCAGGCCGAATGCGCGCAGATCCATGGTGCCCTTGCCCCACCAACGCGCGGCTTCCGCGGCGATCGGGGATCCCACGAACATGGCGAAGGTGGCACTGACGAAGAGCGCGAGCGCGATCTCCACAGCTTGCATCTGGCGATACGGGCGCAGGGTGAGCGAGGTCACCGCGCCAGCGAGCGTAGCAAGGCCAACCCATAGCCAGAAGAAGGGATTATTCTCCGTCATCGGGGTGCGCGAACCTTCCTAGAGCACGTTGCTCCCGCACGTAGAGTCCAGCCCCAAGAACGACCCCGAAGAGCAGCACGAGCCCAACTATCCACATGGTCAGCCACCCCCTTAATTGCGATTGCATAGAAGACGGCGAGCCGAGCCCAGAAAGGCGCCTGCAGCCGGTGGTCGTACTCGTCGAAGCTCCAGGCGCCGGCCGCCTGATAAGCGCCGTGGATCAGGATCGACCAAAGGCAGAGTGCCCATATTGCCGGGCCCCACCAGGCGCGACGATCACCACCCCAGAACGACAGCGCGGAGAGAAATGCGATCGCGCCCAACGCGCCGTCATAGACGGGCCACAATCCCTCGCTGCGCACCTTCCAACCGAAGGCCCAGAAGATCCGCACCGGGTTCGCCCAATCGAACGGCGGATATGCCGACTCCTCGACGAGCCAGAAAAACAGCAGCGCCAGGGCGACCGGAAAGGCCCCTTGGCGCTGCGTCTCAGGAAACAGGCGCACCGCTCCGATCGCGCCAACGCACGCCAACATCGACAGGAGCGAATACGAGGTCATCAGTCAACCGGCGGGGGCGGGGGCTGCGAGCCGCCATGACCACCGCTGCCGGAGTTCAGCGTCGGCAGCTCCGGCTTGCCTTCGTCGAGCGTGTCCTCGTCGCCGGGGCAATCCTGCTCGGCGCGATGATCCTCACCGTCCTGATGGACGTGGGCCTCGTGATGGTGCGGCGGGGTGTGCTGGTGTTCGGGCATGATTTTTCTCCTTGGTTGTTGGTCAGATGCTGCGGCTTACCTCGCGCCAGATGCCATCCATGCGGAAGGACAGTACACATCCGGACGGAGCCGTATAATTGGTACCGCCCTTCATCGCGAGAGAGGCGCCATTTACAAAGGAGGTGTTCGTGTCAGCGACAAGCACTGTGATGGTCTGGCCCACATAACCATTACCAAAGCCGATGATTGCTGTCGGCGCCGTGTTAGCGGTGTTCCACAGCCCGCAGAGATCGTTACCGACCGAAGGCGAGATGTTGTTCGGCTGCAGGCTCTGAACTGCGATCGGGAAGTTTCGATAAAACCGATTGTTCGGCTCGGCATCGGAATTTACCTGGATCGGGTACTGCAGAGTCGCGTCGCAGGTGTTGTCGTGAATATTCGCGTTTCCGACGCCCGTCCCCAGGACGATGCCCACGCGAGAACTCCCCACGAAATCCCGGAAGCCGTTGTCGTGGATCGAGCAGTAATCGGTCAGCGTCGTGCCAGCCAGCTGCATACCAATCGTTGCCACCGAATCGAGCGTGCCGGGTATGCCGCGGAACTCATTGTCGTGGATGCGGATCGAGGTGCAGTCATCAAGCGCGATGCCGATATAGTTATCGACCGACAATTGCGTCTTATAAAAGAGGATGTCGTGGATCGATGTCTGATAGCGGTTTTTGAGCGAGATGCCCGTGCGGTTGGTGTTGATATGCCCCGGCCCGATATTTGTACCTGGGACCGCGAACTCCGCAGGCAGTACCATGCCGTCAAGTCCGCCCACGATCTCGAAATTCGAGAAGCAGAAGCCTTCACCCTTCGCAACCGTCCCGGTCGACGCCTGCAAAACCCCGATTTGGCAATGAAAGATCGTGAACTCACTCGCGTAAATAACCTGACAGCCCGTCAGCTTGATGCCGAACGCCATATCGAACGAGGTGGCGCCGTCACGGCCCTTTATGGCGAAGTTAGACGCGGTGATGTACCACGATGTCACGAAGTGCATCCCGATGCCCCAACAATGCGTAGCAACGGTCTGTCCGCTTATCTCTAGGTCGTCGATTGTCGGTCCCATCTTGGTGACCGAAGCCGAATCAGGGCCATTGATTGTGAGCGCCGTTGCTCCGTCGTTGGCAGCGGTGATCAACGAAAGCCCAGTGATGCGGGGCGGGAAATTGTCGTCGGTATAGGTGATGTCGAGTCCGCGCGTCGACGCGCCAGACGTCCAGATCAGCTTTGAGATCCCGCGGCCTTCGCCGATAAGCGATGTTCTATTTGCAGAGGAAATCGTAAGCTTCTGAGAAAGCATGTATTGGCCAGCGGGGATGGAAAGCGACTTCTTGGCCAGTAGAGCAGCTTGCAACGCGGCGTTGAAGGACGCCGTGTCGTCAGTAACACCGTCACCCTTCGCCCCAAAGTCCTTGACGTTGAAGATGTCCCGGAATTTGTCCTGCGCAGTCCGCAAGACTGCACCGGTGCCCGTCTGCTTGAGACCCACCGCGTCTGCGCCGGCCGCCGCCGCCAAAAATGCAGTTGTCGCCAGCGTCCGCTGCGCCGGGTTGGTTGCCCCGTCCTTCAGATATACGGTAACCGTTCCATCGCCGTTGTCGACGGCGAACCCCTGACCGGTTGCGGTAGCTGCTACGCCTGCAGCCTTGGTCGGATAGGTCGGGCCAGCTGCGGCCTCGGCGGCCGCTGCGCTAGCCGCCGCGTCGGCGTTTACCTTGCTGACCGCTTGGGCGTCGGTATCCGTTGGCAGCACGCCAAACTGCCCGGTGCGCCGAAGCACATCCGGGTAGCTCTCGCCGCGCGCGTTGATGACTTCGATGCGCTCGACGGTCATACTGTCACCTCGGGATAGATAATGAGCTGACCGCGCAGGAGCACGTCCACGATGCCGGTCGGATAGGTCAGCTTGAGATCGTGGGCGACGCGGACCGCTTCGGTGGGCAGTCCGAAAGCGTCGAAGTCTGGCCCATGCCAGCGCGCGGAGATGCGGCCGGAAAGCGGCTCGACGATGTTAACGGTTGCCGCCGCTAAGACAGCGCCGGCTCCTGCGATGGCACGCGATTTCCATTCGACGGTGGCCCCGGTCAGGTTGATCGGAGCGCCGTCGATATCCGTGAGCACCAGCTCCTTAGGCCAGTCTCCCTGGCGCGGCACCTCGATGTCGAAGCTACGCGGCATAGGCCGTGTCCTCCACGAACTGGATCTCGACGTCGCCGTAGAGGCCATTGGTGATGGCTGCGGCGAGGTTCTGGCCGGGGGCGAGGCGGCACACGACACAAGGCCAGTCGAAGTTCGCCGCAGTGCCGGCACTGATCGCCATGCGGGAGGGCGGAGAAACCTTGACGGTGGCGGAGAGGCCGGATCGCGAAAGCACTTCCTCGACAGTCTGGGCATGCACGCCGACGCCGAAGTCCATGCCCGGCTGGACTTGGCCGCCCTGGCTGACCGCGATCTGCATCGTCGTCGCCCGCAGGGCTACTGGAGCCGTGATGGTTGCGATGATGTGCGGCGAGGCAAAGCGCACCTCGGTGGGGAAATAGTCGTCGTTGACGTAGAGGTCGGAGGGCGCCGCAAAGCCATTGCCCGCGATCGGGCGGGGGCCAGTTGCCACCGACAGCAACGGCACCAAGACTGGAACCGAGCCACCCGAGAGCTTCGCGGCCCATGCCTTCCACAACCGCTGTTGATAGGGCGTGTCGAGCGCGATGCCGCCGTAGCTGATCTGCCAACGCCCGCCGCCGTCCGCTTCGATGATGTCCTGCTCGCCGACCAGAGACGTGCCGCCGCTGATCACGTCGGGCACCACAGCCGCCGAGACGGTCTCAGGGCAAAAGACATGGGCCGGGAAGATCGGGAGCATGGCGCGACGCTATGGCCGCGCCTCCGTGGAAGTTACCGCCGTCAGGGTGGATCGTCCGGCGGAGTTCCCTTGATGTTGTGGTGCAGGACACCGTTCGCGACATAGGTGTGCGCGTCTGTCACCGTGATCTTGGCCACCATCGCGCGGCCAGCCGGTATGCCGATAGCATCCATGCGTATCCAGGAGCCGTTGATCAGCATCAGATGCCCTGCCGTCGCGCGGGTGCGGCGCTCACCGATGTCCGCCGCGAACACGTCATCCTCGACGAGTTCGATCGCTTCGACGGGGAACGCACCCCATTCGAATGTCGTCTCGTGCTGGGTCCAAAGCATGTCGCCGACCCGGACCTCACCGGCTTCCTTGGTAGTGCCATCTGCCAGCAACAGGCAGGTGTCCGTCGTCACGCAATAGCCGCCGCCACCAGCGCCGCCGCCGCCGCCCGTGCCGCCGCCGCCGGTCGTGATCGTGAAGGACGTCTCTCCCGAGAAGTTCAGGAGGTCCGGCCGCCGCGTCCATGCGTCAAATGCTGCAATCTTGGCATAGAACGTCCCTGCCGCCAGTCCCTGCAGGTACACCGGAGAGGCGCCGTTGTTATAGACGAACGCGCCCTGCGTGAGCGGGTCAAACCCGCTGGTGGTCGCGTAATAGAGGGCATAGCCAGCGACATCGCTTTCCGTCAGCAGCGTGAATGGCACCTCGGCGTTGTAGGCACCTCCGGTGGCGGAGCCGATCGTCACCGTTGATGGCGCTGCATTGGTCAGCACCGAAGTTGATGCCTCTGTTGCGCTGGCGCCAGCGGCATTCACGCCAGCGACCTTGACGACATACTGCCGGCGCGTGCCGTCAAGCTCTGCCTGGCCAGCCGTATATGACACGCTGGGGATGGACGTGTTGATCGTGCGGACGAGCGTGGTGCCATCCGCGGCATAGAACCGCCAGCGATAGGATGCCGCGCGCGGGATCGGCGCCGTCGACAGGTCCAGCGAGTCGGACCAGTTGACCAGCGTGATACCGACAGGATTATCCGGCGGGGTCGCATCGGTTGCCGTGCTGGCGGTTACGGCTGACGACCATGCAGAAATGCGCCCGTCGCCGGTGCCATATGCTACCTCAACCTCGACAGCGCTATTCGTCGGCACGAAACCGGTCAGCAGCGTGACCGACGAGCCCGCATCAATGTCGGGATAGCTATCCGTCGACCACGCGCTATCCCCCACCTTCCGCCAGCGCGCGTACCAGGTCACGTCCTCACGGTTCAGCCCGGCCGCTGTGATCGTCACGCGCACGCCGCTGCCATTGTCCGAGACGGTATCATAGGCCGCAACCGCGCTGGTGATAGTAGGCGTTTCGAGCGGCTCGCCCGTCACTCGATCACCGGTAGCGGCTGGATTGCCTTCCTCGGTCGCCGGGTTCCAGCTATCGACAGCGGTGGACGTACCGAGCCAGGTGAATGTCAGGCCGCCGCTCTGGATGTTGCGGGTCAGGCCGGTGATCTCAGCGATACCGTCAAAATAGGTTCGCCCGGCTACCGCCAGCCGCAGGTTGATGAAACGATGCCCTCGGACGATGCGGCCGGCAACGTTCGTCGTGATCGTGCCCCGATAGACGGCGTTGCGGCGGGCCATCTCCCGCTTGGCGAGGCGCCGGATCTGGCCATGCGATGGGACTGGCAGGTCGAGCGTCGTTGACAGCAACTGCCCACGCTCGGCGATGTCGTCCTCGTCGGTCCAGGCGTCCGTCTCCACGCTGGCATAGTCATGCACCGCCGACATGTAGCTGCAGACGAACTCGTTGATAGCCTTGTCGTCGTCGATGCCAACACCGTTCCACTCGAACCCGGCGATATGCTCGGGGCCGATGGTGACTGTGGGCGTGTAGACCTTGCCGGCATAGACGACCAATGCCCCATCAGCCCGTGGCGCCATCCAGCCGTCGCATGTGGCCAGCAGCGCGCCGCGGACCTGCTTGTGCGGATCGGTGTGGCTATGGGCGGTCCAAGAGCGGTAGCGCGCTTCGGAGCCCCCGCTCTTCAGCGGCACGGGCTCGTCACACACCGACTGCGCGGCACGCCAATAGGCCAGCGTCGGGGCGATCTTGGCATTCCAGTACGCCAGGCGGAGAGCGGACAGCTGGGCCGCATAACCAGGATCGTTGGCCGGCACGGTAGGCCGCGGGCAGACACGGACGAGCTCATAATGCGCCAGCTGCCGGATCGGGTTCTCCGTCCAGGTCCACGCCGCCTCATTCAGCGGGTCAGCAGCATAGAGATCTGGGCACCGCTGCCACCGAGCAGCCATGGAAGCGGGCTCGGCGCCGTTCGGATAATATTTGAGATAGTCCTGCTGCTTCACGTTCTTGTAGATGGCCGCCAGCATCACCACGCCGTCGCCGCGGTGGTTGCTGGTCCAGTCGGGCACGATCGCGCCGACATCGCTGAACCAAGTGCCGGGGGCGCTGCCGTCCGTGTACAGGAGGCGGATGTTGTCGTTGTTGTAGCGACCATCGGCACCGCGCTGCACGTAGTTGCCCGATACAGTCACCTTGGTGTCGCCGAGATAGAACTGGACCACCCCGTCCATCTTGCCGTCGTGGACCGCGCCGACATCGACCGCATAGCCATTTGTGCCAGTCTCGTAGAGCACATAGGCCATGGCGAGCTTGGAAACGCCGTATGCCGAAACGCGCGGCGGGCGCGGCTGCTTGATGGAGCTCGACTGCGTCTCTGGCTTTGGCCCGCGGTCTAGGCCGGCGATGATGGAGCCGGCAACTGCAGATCCGATCAGGATGGCTGCACTGGCCAGCTGCCCGAGCCCAGGCACGACGTTGACGACTACGGCGCCCGCCAGGGTGATGATGGAGCCCAGGGTCTTAGACATGCGGCCTCCAAGCCTTCAGCACGGCGCTATCGGGAAGGGTGATGAAGGCGAGGCCACCCGGGCGGCGCAGAGCCCACATATCGCCGGTGTAGACGGCACCCGCCTCGAGCCCTGCGCGCGCGAGAACGGCGATGTCCCCAGCCTGGTACGGCGCCGTGGCGACAGGCAGCGCGTCTCCGATGCCGCGATCCCACAGCGGAACAAGCCCGCCGGATGCGGCTGCCTCGCATTCCGGCATGTCGACGATATGCCGCCAGTCAACGGCATAGTCGGGATGGCCGAGCGCGATGCACCAGTCCGCCGGGAAGGTGGAGCAGTTCCAGGCCGAGCGATCGGCGGGCGCGTCGTGGAGGAAGTCAGCGAGGTTCACCGCGGCCCCCAGCGGCGCGAGGTGCCCTGCGAGATGCCCGCGACATGAGAGAAGATGGCGTCTGTCGGGTATTTCCGCCGCTGGTCGGCATCCGTGAAGAAGTTGTTCGGCGCCTTGGAGCGGGCCGTCTCGCCGCTGGCCACGGTGATGTTGATCGTCTGCTCGGCGGCGCCCGCCTGGTTCTGCCGGCTGACGGACATCTCGCGCAGGGTGAACATCTGCTGCCACTCGACGGGGCCATCCTGCTGCCAATTGGCATCGAACGAGATCAGGCCCAGCCATACGGGCGCACCGCGCACCTCGGATGCCTCACCGAGCGCGAGACGAACGGTTTCATCCGACACGCCGGAGAATCCCAGCTGCAGGCGCTCGGCGGTACCGTTGATCAGTTCCTGGAAATCGGGGATGTTGATGATACGCCCCGCGCCGAGCGCGACGACAGGGGAGGGGATCACCGCATCGGCAGCGAGCGGCAGGCGTCCATGCCCGAGCCAGAAAACGGCCGGCGGGTCGCACGCCACGTAGACGACATAGCTTTCCCGGTAGCTGGCCACATGCCGGGGGTATCGCTACCGCCATCAGGCAATTACCGCCGTCAGGTGCTTGGAGCCGCCGGCCGGAATCGAACCGGCATGCGTCGGGTTTGCAATCCGCGGCGATGACCACTCTGCCACGGCGGCTCTGGCACCAGCGGCAGGAGTCGAACCTGCTGACATCGGGTTTGGAGTCCGTGCCGCGCCCACGCGCTCGCTGATGTGGATGCCCGACTAGGGTTCGAACCTAGGTTGCGCGGACCAAAACCGCGTGTCCTGCCTGCTAGACGATCGGGCAATGGTGCCGAAGAACGGGATTGAACCGCTGACCACCGGGTTTCAACCGGCCGCTCTACCAACTGAGCTACTTCGGCGTGGTTGCAGTGGCTGGAATTGAACCAGCGGCCTAAGCGTTATGAGCGCCTTGCTCTACCTCTGAGCTACACTGCATCGCGCAGTGAAGCCAAATGACAGCTTCACCAGCGTTGGCTGGTAAATCGACACATTTGCTGGAGGGAGCGTATCCGGTTCATAGTGACTAGCTGGCACGAAGTTACACCGCCGTCAAGTGCCGTCGTTCTGGAACTGAGACACGCGCCCCGGCACTGCCTGCAGCACCTGCTTGCCCATTGCCGCCGAAGCTTGCGCCGCGCTCTGCTGGGAAATCCGCTGCATCTCGGCGAACAGCTCTCGCGTGACGACAGCGCCCTTCATGTTGAACTGCGGGGCGCTGATCACCGGCGCTGCCATCTGCGGACGCGCCGCATCCGTTCGTCCCAGCGGAATGATGCTGCCCCCCTGGGATCCCATGCGAAGCAACTCGACACCGCCGCGGTGCTCGTTCACCCGCACGGTCTGGCCAGGCGCGACGTAGCCGCCGGACGCGCGGCCGAACAGCCCGCCGAACAAGCTGCCGAGGATTCCACCACCGACCTTCTTGAACGGGTCGCGGCCCGCGAGGATTTTCCCGAGCGTATCATCGCCGGCCACAAGGCCATTTCCGCCAAAGATGCTACCGAGACCCAGCACGTCGCCGCGGCCCACGCCGGACGCGAAGTCGCCCTTTCCTCCGAGCGCACCAGCGATGGCCCCACCGAAGTACCCCAGGCCGCGAGTGTCGCCGAGCGGCGTGCTTACGCCTGTCAGCAGCGCGAGCGTCTTCTGCGCGGCGATTACGGCCAGCGCACGAAGCCCCTGCCGCTTGAAGTCGTCCCAGAAGCTCGCCGTTCCGCCACTAAAAAGCGTCTCGTAGATGTCGGCGAGGTCGCGGATGTTCTCCTCGGCCTTGCGCTGCTGCTCGCGCTGGTATTTCTCCTCGGCGCGCGCACGGGCTTGGTTCGAGCGCTCGGTGCGGCGTTTCGTTTCCTCGTCGATGCGATCGGCGGTGTTGCCGAAGATCTGGCCGGTGCCTAGCGTGTCCTCGGTGCCCTGGACCGTACCGAGCCATGCCTGCATGCGGGCCTCGAGCGCCTTGACGCGGAGTTCGGCGGCGCGGGCCGGCGTGATGATACCGCGCTCCATAGCCCGGCCGATCGTCGCCAGGTCAGCGGCGAACTCACGAGAAGCCGCGGCCGTCGGATCATACTGGCGTTCGACGCTGTTCAGCTGGTTGCGCAGCTGGTCGAGGTCGCGGATTTCCTTCTTGCGCTCGGCCTCAGCTTCCCGCGCGGCCTTCTTGCCAGCGGAGATGCGGCTGCGCTCAGCCTTCGCCTGATCACCGATCGCCTTGATATCCCGGTCGCGCGCCTCGGTGATCTGCGTGAGCTGCTGCTCATACTGCTTGTCGCCGACCAACCCAGCCGTGCGCAGGTTGTTCAGATTGTCGAGCGAGCGGTCATAGCGGCCCTGCGCAGCCAAGCGCGGATCCGCACGCTCTGCGACGCGCTGCTGGATGGCTTTGGCGTTGGCATTACGGACAGCAAGCTGTGCGCGTGCCTCGCCGGCTTCCGCCTCTGACAGCTGCCGACGCAGCGCGGCAAGCGTCGCTTCCTGCGATGCAGCGCCGCGTCCAGGGATAACTGCTCCGGGAATGCTTCCGCCGCCTTGCCCCTCGGTCAACCGTGCCGCTGATACTGCTGAAATCTGCTGCTGGATCTGCGCCTTCGTCAGTTCCCGGGTGGCCTGGGCACGCCCCAGCAGCGCATTAGCCGCGCTCTGGTTGACGGAGATTTCGCGCGAGCCGCTGGCAATTGCAGCATCCGTCGACTTCACCATGTCGTTGATGGCGCTTGTCAACTGCTTCATTGCGTCGGCTTTAGTGCCGGCGGCATTGGCTCCAGCGAGCAGCTGGGCGACGAACGGCCCAAGGATGCCGAGGATCGACAGGAAGCCAGGCAGCGCCACCGTCCGGAGCACCTGGCCGAGGCCGGCCCCAGATGCGCTGATCTCCTGCAGCGCCTGCGAAACCTGCGGGCCCTGCTGTGCGATGATCAGGAACGGCGATTGCCCGCCGGACAACTGGGTACCGATATCGGCGATCTGGAAGCCGAGGTTACGCGCCGCGTAGGCCGATGCCTGCGACGACTGCACGATCTGTTTCTCGGCAGACGACGCCGACCGCTCGATGCTGGACATGGCGCGCGTGAAGTTACGCTCGGCGCCGTTGACCGCTGCGTCGAGGTTCCCGGTATCGCCGATGAGGGCGACGACGACGCTGTCTGCTTGAACCGCCATATCAATGCACCGCCATCATTCTGAGCAGCCGTTGCGGGTCCGACACACCGCCAGACGAGCCGGTTCCGCCCTCGGCCGCCTCGTTATGCTTGACGAGCCGTACCTGATATTCCCACCACGTCAGTTCGCGCCAGTCGCATCCGAGGATGGCGCAGTTCGCGATGACTTCGGCGAAGTCGACTTCCTCGATCGCTTTCCGGTTGCCCGCCCCTTGGCGGGCCCGACTTTTGGGCTCTCATAGCCCTCCACGCGCGCGCCGAGGATTGCCGCGGCGATCGTCCAGCATTCGCGCAGGGGAGCCGGGTGGCAATAGGTCTCCACGAGCTGCTTGGCGCGCAGGGCTGAGACGGTGATCTCCTGGCCGTTCACCAGCCCGCGCCCGCCGCCGATCAGGCCGAGCCGGATCGTCTCATAGAGGTCCTCGGCGAACGCCTCGCCATCCTCGGCCACCGCGACAGGCTCGCCGCCAAGGAAATACCGCCCCCGCAGCACCCGCCCGTAGATCTTGAAGATGCCAGCCTCGCGCAACCGCTGGAGCTCGGCCAGCTGGGGCAGCTTCAGATCGAACAGATAGGATCCGTCGCCGAACTCAAGCTCGAGCGCGGTCTGAACCGTCACGCGGCCGGGGTCCAGGTGAGGTCGTTCTCACCGGCGATGGTAACTTCCATCGTGCCGGAATCACGCTGCATGTTGATGTTGAGCGCGGTGAGGACGCCCTGACCCTCGAACGTGCCCAGCTCCTCGCCTTCATCGGTGCCGTCGTCGCGGAGGGCGACGATCTGGATATTGCGCCGCTTGCCGAGAGCTGCCTGCAGCGCCGGGAACTGCTCGACGCTGGTGACACCGGAGCCAGTCACGTCCCACTGTGAGCCGGTAACGCGAACGGTGCGGGTAGGCTTCTTGCCGGGCTTGGCGCAATCGATCTTCTGCTGATCGCTGGTCTGCACGGTCTGGTTGACCGCAGCGTTCTGGATGCCACAGACGACAGGGAAGGTCTCCGGCGATGCGCCATCGCCAATCTTGACGACCGCAAAGTCGATTTCAGTGGGATAGCTCATTGCGTGCTCCAGCTAAGTCGCGGTCACGCTATGCGGGGGTGAGGGGCCTAGTTACCGCCGTCAGGGACGGCGCGGATACGAGCGCGGCGCTGGGATGCCGCGTGTTGGGCCTCGTCTTCCGCGGCGGCCTCGATCGGCAGTAGAGCGGCACGATGGGCGAGCAGTTCGTAGCGATGCCGGCGCGTGGAGCCTTGAAAATGCCGGGCCTTGCGTTCGAAGCCCGCTCGCAACTCGTCAAGCGTCGCGTCGTCAATGACACCCCTCCGGATCAGCGCGTAGACCAGCTCGCGCAGCAGTTCGGCGTCAATGTCGTCTCTCACATGCCCACGCGGGCGTTCAGGCAGTCGAGGTCGGCCTTCATCTGCCAGTTGCGGTACTTCGCCTCGTCGGTTCCGAGATATGCCGCCGCTACTTTGCGCGCGGCTTGGCACTTGTCCTGCATCGTGCTGCCCGGCTGGTCGACGACGCGGTATTCGCGCTCGGCAAGCTCACCAGCGCTAGGTCCACAGCCAGACAGCAACACCAGAGCCGCTGCACAGGCGCCAAGGGAAACCGATTTCATCCCGTCACACATCGCACGCGCAGGTTCACGACGCAATGGAAAGCGTCAGCCTCCGCGCCGTCGACGAGCAGCTGCGACCCGGTCCAGCGCACCTTGGCGCGGCCTTGGGGGATCTCCAGGTTCTGCCCGTCCAGCGCGCGGGCGATCGCGGCACCGATGCGGCCGGCGTGATCCTCGGCAGTTTCCACCATCGCGCCGCCGACATAGCGCGGCTTGGCGAACCCGTGGATAGCTACCGTGATCTCCGAACCATCCAGACAAGTCGCACGGATCGGCACGGGCGTCGGCGAGCCGTAGAGGGTGAACGGCCACACCGGGTTTGTCGCGGTCATAGGGTACTGCTGGGCAGCGGGCACGATCGCGGTCAAGGCCGCATCAGACTTCATCGCCGCCATGATCGCCCGACGCGCGGGGAGGGTGCTGTCGATCGCCATCAGCCGGTCACCTTCCCGCCCTTGGAAATGTGCGAGACCGCGCGTGCGACCAGTTTCGCCGCATCATCGCGCTTGGCTGCCAGTGCGGGCGCCATGAACGGACGGGGAGCCATCTTGCTCGTGCCGAACTCCAGATGGACGGCATATGGTGCATTCGCGGATACCTCCACGCGCAAGGGGGCGACCTGGTTGGTTTCGATGGAGCGGTCGAGGACATGGGTGTCGGCGTTCGGCGGCTCGCCCGGGGCGCTGGGCACGTGCCCCTTGCCCGACACGGCGCCGTTTGTGATCGACAGCGCCGCGGCGACCTCGATCTCCTCGCCGGCCGCGAACAGAGCCGCGCCGACCTGGCGCTTGGCCTCCGGGCTGGTGATGCGCTTCAGCTTGGCTGAGAAGTTCGCCACCCCTGCGATCTTAGGCACGTCGGCCTCGGCAGTCCCAGTAGATCGCGGCCGGATCGCGCTGGCAGGTGGCGATCATGAACGTGCCGACGTGCGGCCCCTCGGTGATCTCTATCCGCGCGGCGGTGTCGAGGGTGCCCGCCAGCGTATCGGCAAGCACTAGGATCCGCACGTCGCCATCGGTGTAGCTGGCCTCGCCGCGCATCGCCTCGGTGGCCGCATCGACCTGGGCCATGCAGTCCAGCGCGATCGGCGTTCCCGGAGTGACGATGGACCCGTTCTCCATGACCGGAGTGCCGGGCCAGCGCGCAACGGCAGGCCAGTACCCAGCCCCAAGCGCACCCGATGCCGCGACCATGATCTGCGCGAAGGCTGCGGCGATGTCAGTCACGCGCAGCCCGCCAGGAACGGCCCACCGAAGTTGCGATACAGCCGGCGCAGGAACATGGCGCCGTACTTGGTCGAGCCATAGGCGCCGGAATTGCTCTCCCGGATGGCGGTGGCGTCGAAGGAGGCGGACATGGACCCGCTCTTGAAGTCGGTGACGCCGAGCGACGCCAGCGCCGCAGCCGGGCCAGTAGCCGCGCCCACGCCGGTGATGGTCATGTTGTGGGCGGCAAGCTCCATCTCAGCCGGAGCGCGGTCGGCCTCGATCCAGGTGTCGGTGACAGTCAGGCGGGCATCGTCGAGCCAGTAGTTGACCACGGTGTCGTCGACTGCCGCGAAGGCGGGGAAGCGCAACTTCAGCGCGGCGGCATCGGGCTGGACATAGGCCATGGGGGCGACGCTATGCCTGTGGGACGGGCTGCATTACCGCCGTCACAGCACCCGATAGACCGCGATCTGCAGGTTCACCACCGCACCGATGCCTAGGGCGGGGGTATTGTATTCGAATAGAACCCGGTTCGTATCGGGGTAGACGTTGATCGGGGCGCAGCCGGCGGAGCATGCGGCGATGGCGGCGAACATAAGGCGATCGGCGGGAACGACGCCGGTCAACGCCACATATTCGCGCTGCATGCCGCTGCTAAGGGCGAGCAGGAGCGTGCGGCTCACCGTCACGTTGCCGATGAACTGCAGGGTGCCGGTTGCGGGGTGGACGTGGTCTTCGTGCGCGGCGTTGGTGGAAGAGCCCGCCGCCGCCGTGCCGAGCGCCTTGGGGGTGGCAGTCCCGAGGGGAGTGGCTGTGGCGTTGCTGCCTGCCGGGCCGGTTGCGCCAGTGGCGCCTGTATCGCCTTTCGGTCCCTGCGGGCCAGTAGCGCCGGTTGCGCCCGTGGCACCAGTAAGCCCGATAGGACCCTGTGGCCCGGTCGCTCCCGTATCGCCCTTGAGACCCTGGGCACCCGTGGCCCCGGTTAGGCCAATCGGGCCTTGCGTACCGGTGGCACCAGTGTCTCCCTTCGCGCCTTGAGGACCGGTCGCGCCAGTTGCCCCGGTATCCCCCTTGGCCCCCGTTGCACCTGCGGGACCGGTATCGCCCTTTGGACCGGCTGTGCCTTGGGGGCCCGTTGCCCCAGGATCACCCTTGGGGCCTTGGGGGCCTACAGGGCCAGCAGCTCCAGTGTCACCTTTGGGCCCGGCGGGACCGGTCGCGCCTGCGATGCCGCCGCCAGAGGCTGGAGATCGGAGTGCCATCAGCCGCCGATCCCATAGTTCAGTTCGACAGGCGCCAGATCGGTCGGCACTGGCAGTCCAGGCCGAGCAACCGGCATCACGCTCAGGTGCGTCGGGTTCTGCGTGCTGAACACCTCGGTCTGCCATGGGCCCAGGATGCGGCCCTCGCCGTCCTTGATCAGGTCGTCGGGACCAGAAGCCCCACGGAACCGCACCGCGCAGCTGTTCGGGTTGATGATGCGGAAGGACGAGCAGCCTTTCGCCTGGATGGCGTCGATCATCGACTGCGGATAGGCGGTGGTCCTCGCCTGCTGGCCGATCGCGGGAATGAAAGGATCCCGGATGATGTTGCGGAAAGGCAGGGGGAGGCGGGCCATTGCGGCTTGGGCGGGGGTGAAGTCGGCACCAGGCAGCATTGCTGCAGCATTCGCGCCGGGATCGAGCGTTTCCCTCACAATGCCCGTGCTGTCACGATAGACCGGAACGCCGCCTGCTGTCTGATCGACCACGCTTAACCTCCTGCAGAACGGGCGGAAAATGACTGCGCACGATGTCGGATGTTACCGCCGTCAACGGAAAGGGGCCGGACATCGCTGCCCAGCCCCTCCCCGTGTTTCGTGGTGGTGATCAGGCTTCGCGGTGAAGCTCGATCGCCGCCTTGATGTCTGCGACGGTCGCGCCGTCCTCGATCTCGACACCCTCGGCTTCGGCGATCTCGAGCAGCTCGGCCTTGTCCTTGCCCGACAGCGCAATAGGCTTGTCGCCCTCGCCGTCGACCTCGAAATTACCGGTGCCGCGCGCCGACTCCAGCTCAGCCTCCGGCATGTCGAGGTCATCCTCGGCACCGGGCTGGATCATCACGAGCGAAAGGCCGTTCGGGGTGTTAGCCCAAACACCCTTCGGACCGGCGGTGGTGTTCTTGATCTTCGTCATGGTCATGCCCTCCAATCAGAAGCCGTCGCGATAGACCATCGCCGAGGGGCGACGGATCTCGGTGCCACCGACGTTCATCACGCCCGGCGTTTCCCAGGTGCCCCAGCCCTTCTGGTGGACCGGCAGGAACTGGTGACCGCCACCGGGCAGGTGGAAGCGCACGACGCCGGGGAGGTTCGCATAGGCGACCAGGCGGCGGGTGCTGCCGGTGCCTGCGGTCTCAAGTTCGCGCGAGCCCAGGATGCGGAGCGGCTGGCCGGTGCGCTGGGTGTAGCTGTTGTTCTCGCGGAAATAGGCGAGCAGCGTCGCGTCCGAGGTCGAGGTGCGCGGGGTCGAGGACAGATAGTCCATCGCCGACTCCGGCAGGACCAGCGTGTTGGCGATGTAGGTATAGGCGGTCGCCGTGCGCGGAGCGTTGAGCGCCGAGTTCAGATCGCGCAGGATCTGGTCGCCGGTCTTGTTCGCCCACAGCGGCGAGGAGCCGGTGCCGTCCGCCGTGACGTTGGCGGTGGGCACGTTGCTGTCATTGATGAAGCCGCCGAAGTTCTTCTCGGACGAGCCGCGGATCGCGATGCCGTAGATGAAGCTCTCGGCGACACGGCGCGCGGCGTCTGCCTTGTCGGTGGTCAGGTTTTGGCCCAGCTGCGCGGCGCGGCCGAGTTCCTGCCAGCTGTATTCGTAGCCGATACCAGCCAAGTGGTTGGCCTGCAGGAACTGCGAGCGCGAGATGTCCGCGAACGGCATATCGAACCCGGCGCCCGAGAGGAACTCGGCCTTGCCGGCGATGTCGCCGCTGTAGAACACCGATCCCGCATCGTAGACCGTGCCCGTGGTGTCCACGAACATGAAGTCGGCATAGTTGTACTCGGGGTACAGGTTCTGCTCGATCTCGGTGTTGATGCGATAGAGCTGCGGCACCAGGAAAGCGAGCTGCTGCTGAGCATCACTTGCGAAGGTGGCCTGGTCGAAAACGAAATTCATCTGAGGCTCTCCTTAGCGAGCGACGCGCAGACGCACGAGCGCGCCCGAGCTGACGGTGTCGTCGAAGACGGCGGGAATGGCGGTGTTGCTGGTCGAGGTGGCCGTGAACACGCCTGCGCTGGTCACATAGACCGCAGCGCCATCGGTGGTGTTCGAACCTGCCGTAACCCAGATCTCGCCCTCATTGAGGAGAGGGACCGACGCATACTGGCCATAGGTGTCCGCCGTGCCGGTGAGCGAGGCCGCGAGGCCGTGCGTGGCAATGCTGATACCCATGAAGGTGCCGGCCGCCGGGGTAGCGGTGATGCCGTGGTCGCCGACGCCGCGGAAAGCCGCCTTGCCGAATGCGATGCCCGCCGCGTCCTCGATGGTGCGGGTCAGGCGGTTGCTGGTCTCACCGTTCGCGACCATGCCCGGGTAACCGAGGGCCGGCGTGGTGGGAAAGCTGTTCTGGACGACTGCCATGTGTCTTCTCCCTTACGACGCCACTGCCGGCGTGTTCTTGTAGGCGGTGGCGTAGCGAGCGAGGCGCTTGTTGTGGGCGTCCTCGAATGCGGCCTGATGATCGTTGGCGACGACGGGCGCCGGGATCGGCGTCACGCCCTGCTGCGCAGGCTTGGCGTCCGCAGTCAGGGCAGCGAACGCGCCCTCGATTGCCGCATCGGTCATGTTGGCGGCCTTGTCGCCGAGCTTGGCCAGGACCGCAGCCTTGCGGATCTCGGCGTCCGTCTTGCCGTCCGTCACGACCTTCGGATCCAGCGCCTTAGCCTTGCCGATCACGTCAGCGCGGGCATCGGCCATCTGCTGCAGCTTCTCCGGGGTGACCTTGGCGTCTTCCAGCTGCTGCTTCAGTGCCGTGATCTCGCCGTCCTTGGTCTGGAGGGCAGTCTGCGCGGTGGACAGGTCCGCGGTGAGCGCGCCCACCTTGGTCTGTGCATCCGCGAGCGAGGTGTTGAGAGCGCCGACCGCGAGGGCAACAGCCGCGCCGTCGCTCAGGTCAACGTCCTTGGCGTCGCCAATCGTGATCTTCATCTTGGGCTTCTCCTGGGGGCGCTCGTCTACAATGCGAAGTTCCTGGCCGCCGCGAGCGCGCGACACGGCCGCCAAGTGGTTGTAACGGAAATTCTTGGCTACGAAGTCGTAGGACTGGCCGTCATGAACGCCTGCCTGGGCCACCATCTCGGCAGTGTAGCCGAGCGAGAACTCGCGCCGATCCGACTTGATGCTGTCGATCGCGCCGGAGTCCATGATCTTGATAGGGACGCGGACGAACTCGCCGTCCCGCATGATTTCGTCACCGACATCACCGACTGCGAACGACTTCCAGTTGGAAGCCTGCACAGGAACAGAGGGATGGTCGAGCGTGACGGGGCGATGCGCCAGGCTGGCAAGCGCATCCTTGTGGAACACCTCGTCAGCGGGACGGAACACACGCACCACGTCGCGCGGATCGCGGTCGGCTAGGCCCAACTCGCCTGCAAGATAGTCCTGAATGTTGTTCGCGCGCGCCACCAGGGCATCGGCCACGAAGTAGCCGTCCTTGGTGATGCGGGCGCTGCCGGCGATCTGTGCGCGGTCATAGAACATGAGCCGGGACGGTATTCGTCGTCCCGGATGGGTGTTACCGCCGTCAGACGGAGAGGTCGGGTATGTCGCTGCTCAGCGTAATTGTCGCCGCGTCCTCAGGAGGGCGGTCGATCTCAGCGAAGTGAGTTGGGCCGGCTAGTGGTATCCAATCGTGGATGCGCCAGAAGTCAGCCTCAAAGCTAGCCACGTATGGCCATCCATCCCAAACCAACACCTCCCGCCCATCCTTGAGCGCGTCGGGTAGCTCCGCGATCCGGCGCCAGGGGATCATGCGACGCGCTCCATTCGAACGCCTTGGCCAGCATAACGGACGCGGAATTCTCCGGGCACGTCAGCTATCTCGGATAGCCAACGCTTGCGTAATGCTACCTTACCCTGCGCAACGGCCCGTTGATATACGATATCTCCTGGCTCCATCTCGCGCGCGATTTGGATTATGCTGTCGCTCATTGCTTGCCCTCCCGAGCGATGCCGCACTTCGAGCAGATGACCGCATCCTGCCGGAAGACGTGATCGCAAGACTTCCCGCCCTCCTCCAGCAGCGCACCGATCATAGCGCGGTGGCAGTCTCGCGCGCCTTGGGTGTTCTCCGGACCTTGCTCTGCACCTTGCGCACAAGGGATAACGCCAGCCCCTGCTTCTACCATCCCCTCGCTCGGCTCCCGGATCGCCTCGATCGCGGCACGGGCGATCAACTCGAAATCGTCCTGCTCCCAGTCCTCGCCGTAGTCGGCGTATGGCGTCCCGGTCTTTTCGAGCGCCCCCTTAACTGCCGCTTTTGCGCGCTCCAGCGGGGTCATAGGCCGTACCCCGAACGAGTCGACTTTCCCTTCGGTCCATTGCACGGTAACGTTGATGCCAGCCATGATCGCTTTCCTATGCCGAGGCGGTTGTGGTCAGGCCCGGCGCCCGTTGGCGCGGTCGTCGGGCCGTTGCTGCGGCAACCGCTCCGGTTCGGGATCGGGGAGGTTCCCAAAAGGCATCTTGCCCGCAAAGCCTACAGTCCCGACGACCGCCAGCCCGCGTTTTTGATGGTTGCCGCAGCCCGCGCACCATACCACCACCGCGAGTGCGCACCAAACAAAAAGGGCTCCCACAATCTTACGGGGAGCCCTTTTGATGTAAAGTGTGCAGGATAGGCCTGCTTCCGATCAAGTCTACATGACAGCCTCCACCGGCATGAAACACGTATTTGATGGAGGCATGCTTCCACAACGAACATCTCTTGTCAATCGTCGAAGATCAACACCGACTGCGATCGGCAGCCGCAGTAGGGCGGCCTCCCCGGAAGGTCGGACGCTTCAGGCGGCGTCTCCACAGTAACCCCGTCAACATCGCGCCCAACCATAGCAGGATCATCGGCGTAGAGGTGCCCATTGCGCGCCAGATGCGTTGACCGCGGATGCAGCTTCATGCTGTGCCGCCACTTCCACACCGACAGGCCTGCATCGCGGCGACGCTCATCCGCGAGCGCTGAGGAAACCTTGCTGAGCTGATCCGAGGCGATCAGCAGCGAGCGCCTCCGCGACATCGCCATGCCCTCCTGGATCTGCTTGGCGACCTCGCGGGCAGACGTGCGGTTCTGGAGCCCGGCAAACACCGCGTTGCCGATCCGTTGAGCAGCCTCGGCACTGACATTGCGGACCAGCTGCACGTTCCAATTGATGTAGGACTGCAGCGTCTCGCGCACGTCAGCCTGCCCGATCAGCGTCTGCAGATCCACGCCCGTCGCGGACAGCACAGCCCCACGCCATGCCCCACGCTGCCAGGTCTCGGTCTGCAGCGCCCAATCGCGGATCGACGCATCCAGCAAGATAAACAGCCGCTCAATCTCCGACGACGCAGCATCAAGCCGCGCCTGCAGGTCGTCGGCGCTGTCTCCGGTCAGCCCGGAGAGGGTGCGCTCGTACTCCGCCATGATGCCGGGGATCGCCGCGTTCCACCGCTCCAGCATGGGCTTGTAGACCCGCGCGAACAGGGATTGCGCCAGCATTGCGGGGGGCGGGGTGTCGCGGAAGACCACCACGCGCTTGCGGCGGTTCGGCTGGGCTCTCGCCGCCATCTCCGCCAGATCGTACTTCACGGTTTAGGAACGCGCGGCGGGGCCGCTTCCACCAGTCCCGCCGGCACGCCCAGATGCTGGATCACCTCCTTGCTGCTGTTGCGGGTCAAGGGCGCTCGGGTCGCCCAAGCTCGGGTCCATGGTGCCGATGATGCCGAACCGCTCGTCCTCGGGCAGCTCGGCCAAAGCCCCATCAAGCCCGGGCATATATTCCCGCTCGCTCATGAGGTTTTGCACCCCCTTGTTGAAGGCTTCCTGCGGGATGGCATTGGTCGCCTGCAGCAGGGTGACGGCCTCCATCTCAGTCTTGAATGTGGCCGCAGTCTCGGCCTCGGTAGGCGTCGACAGGTCAGCCCATTTCCACGTGACGTCGGTAGCTGTGACGCCGGCAGATGCCAGCAAGAACGGATCCAACTGCTCCATGCAGGGCCGCAGTTCGTTCTCCTGCCCATCGGACACAGCAGCCCACCAGTTGTCCGTGTCATGCTGCCCGGTCGCGTTCATGCCGGCAGGCGAGCGGCCCATCAGCCGGGTGAACGGGATGTCTGCGACTGCGGCGACGCGCTGGTCGAATGCGTCCATGACCGCCGGGATGCCCGCCCATGTCACCTGGTAGTCGGTGACTGCTTCACCTGGGCGATCGGTGCCCGCGGCAGCCTCGTAGACCGTCGCGTTGAGGATGTTCTCCCCCTCAGCGATAGTCGCAACGCGCGCGGCAATACGCTCTTGGCCTCCCGGCGCTGCCAGCTGCTCGGACAAGCCAGGGATACCGAACCGCAGCAGCTTGGCCTTCCTCACCAAGGCGGCGAACCATGCCTGGGTATTGTCGGCGTTCTGCACCTCCCGCCACACGCGGTCGAGCCGGCAGTCGCCCCAATATGCCTGATCGTCCGCCAGTGCTTGGAGGCCCGACAGTGGGTCGCCACGGAAAGCGATGACACGCGACGGGTGGATATCCTGCGCGTTGGCCGTTCCGCTGTTCACGCGCCACATGAGCGGCTCCCCGAAAGTGGGGCTGGCGAAATCCTTGTCCCACTCCGCTACCGACAACTGCCAGCGAGACAGCACGTTGACGGCGACTAGGCCGCCTTGGCGAATCTGGGCTGCGTTGAGCGGCTGGTTATGATTGCCGCCGGCTTCAGCGATCAGGACAAGCGCACCACCGCCAATGCCGCGGAGGATCTCAGCTTGCTTCACCTTGGCGCGCAGGCTGAGGCGCTTCTCCTCCTTCTCGATCAGCTCGATATCATCAGCCTCAGCCTGCCAATCGCGCCACTTGGACGTGCGGTCGGCTGCCGGGATGGCGATGACTTTCTTGAGCAATCCGGAGGTGAGGTATGCGCCGATCGCCAACTGCGAGCCGAATGCCTGCGTAGCAGGGCTGGCATCGCGTCCCCACCTGGAGCGAACGCTGCTGATGGCGGCGCTGAGGCTGTCGGTGATCCACATGGGTTGAGCGTATGCGGTGGTGGGGTAGGGGAGTTACCGCCGTCAGGTTAGGGCGGAGAGGCTGTAGGTGCCGCCAGTCAGCATGATCTCGCTGAGCCCCCACACTAGCGCATCCGCCCTGTCAGGCGATCCTTCGCCGACGAACCCGGAGGGCGTGAAGTTGCACATCTGGTCCTCCAGGTCCGCGAACACGCCCACGTGGCTGACCTTGCCCTGCTCGTACAGGGCGGCGATCGGTTCCGCGCGGATCGCCTTGCCGCGGCTCGCCACCACCTCCTTGAACGGCGCGTTGCGGTCAGCCGCCATGATGATCGCCTTGACCATCGCCCCGCCGAAGTTGCGCTCTGCGACGATGCGGTCAGCCTTCCACCGATCCTTGACCTCGATCACGCGTCGCGCCCAGCCATCGGGGGAAAGGTTGCAGGTGGCGTCCTCCAGCACGTAGCCGCGCCCATCCGTGCCCAGGCCAACCGCGACAATGCCTACGTCGTCGCCGTTCCCGTCTCCCTTGGTGCCCGAGGGATCGACAGCGACCACCACACGGCGCATTTCAGGTGGGTTGGAGCGCCGAAACGTGTCTATGCCTGGGATTATGTCACCAATCTCGCTTTTGCGGTCCTCAAGCGCCCACAGCGCCCCGTTGACCTCGCTTGCCCATTCCCCCGCTTCGAAGCGCAGCCGCTTGGCCGCCGACATGCTGGCGAGCACCTCGAAATACTCCGCCGGCAGGTTGTCCGAGTTGTCCGACGGGTTGATCTTCATCTCGGCGTAGTCGTCGGGGTTCGGCACCGCCTCCTTGGTGCCCGGCTTCAGCTTGGCGCGGAACAGTTGGTAGCTCCAGTGCAGTTTGGACGGCGGGTTGCAGTCGAAGTAGGCCTTGAGCGCCAGGTGCGTGCGGCCGGTTGCCGCTGCGATCTCCGAGGCCAGCTCGCACTTCTGCGCTAGGCGGGACATCGCCATTTCGATGGAGCCCCACGGGATTTGGCTGCTCTCGTTGAAGTACAGCGTCACATACTCGGCGCCGAGGATCTTCTCCACCCGCTCCTTGTCGTCGAGGCCAGCGATCCAGATTTGCGAGCCGTTTGGCAGTTCGAGGTAGAAATCCGTCTTGTCCCAGCGCACCCGCAGCGTCGGGAAGCACAGTTTCAGCACCTTCGGCAGCGTGTCGGCCCAGATGCTGGTCTTGGCGTGGTTGAACCGGAAGCGGAAGATTGCGTGTCGGCTGGAGGGCGCGTTGATGGCCCGCTGCACGATCGCGCGGCACAGAAGGAACGTCTTGCCCGAGCGCGAGCCGCCGCGGAGCATGATGTTGCGGGCTGGGCTGGCGAGAAGGCGGTTGGCCTCGCGTTGGCGGGGGGTTAGGGTGGCGGGGGTGGTCATGCTGCCTGAAACAAATCGCCTTGGCGCTGGGCATCTTCGATCCGCTTGCACGCGATGTCGAAATACTTCGGTTCGCGCTCAATGCCGATGAAGTCGCGGCCCATCCGGACCGCCGCGACGCCGGTGGTTCCGCTGCCCATAAAGGGATCGAGGACCGTCTTGGCTTCAGGCAGGCGCTCGATGAAGTGCGCCATAAGCCAATCGGGCTTTTGGTGGGGGTGGCATCGCCCCGCGCTTTCCCACGAAACTACTACCGGTCCCGTCAGAACACCTTCACCCCGGCGTCCAGTCCAGCCATCTCCGCAAATGTAGGCCAACTCAAACGACGGCTTCCATGGGAGTGACAGATCCCCCATGCCAAAAGCAGGGCCTTTGCTCCAGACAACACAGGCCCTAGCGTTCTGCACAGGCGGCGTCTTCCACGTGCCGAAGAACACGCGCGGTAAATCCTTCGCCCATTCTGCCACTGCATCACGGACTGACGTGTCCTGATCACACGCGATTTGTGTGCCAGCCCACGAAGCTCCGTAATTGCTGGAATGGGAAATTCCATACGGAGGATCAGTAACAACCGCGTCCACCTTCTGCAGCGTGGGTAGGATGTCCCGGCAATCGCCGAGATACAGCGTGGCGCGGCCGATTTTCTCCACCCGGCTCACAGCCCCGCATCCTCGCTGGAGACGGTCACCGCGATGCCGCCGGTGTGTTCGACCTTCTCCTTGAACGCCTGCACGTCGATGTGCTTGCCGATCAACTCCAGGCGCTTGACGCGATCGGACAGCTTCACCTCGCGGACCATGCCGACGACATTGCCGCGCTCGTCGCGCTCCTCCACGGCCTTGATCCCGGCGACCAGACCCTTGCGCCAGATGATCGGCCAATCCTTAACCGGCTTCAGCGCGCCCGCCTCGTCGTACAGATCGGACAGGTCTGCTTCCGCTTCATCGGCGAGGCGGGTCAGCACCCAGGCCGCATCGATACGAGTGCGTTCCGAACGCTCCGCCTTGGCCGCGCCGATCGCATCGATAACTTCAGGTTTGCTAAGGTTCTCGTGCCCAATCGCATGGGCCGTCTGAGCGCTATACCCAGCCCGAATGGCCGCCTGCGTCGCGTTCAGGTCGATCAAATATTCTTGGACAAAGCGCTCTTGCTTTGGAGTGAGGCTCATGCTGCGCTCCCGAAGTTAAGACGGGCGTGGATACCGAAGTGCTTGGCAGCCGCTGCGTCGTATGCGCGCGCTGCCGCCTCCTCAGTGTCGAACAGGCCAAGGTGCAGGTTCCGTCCGGCGGCCGTGATGCGGGCATTCCAACGCCCTGCCTTTTTGTGGAACCCGACACCTTTGAAACGAGACCTGGCATTTGGCCTGGGCCCCATGTTCTGCATGTTCTGCTGCCGGGTTACCGAACGCAGGTTAGCGCGCCGGTTATCGAGCCGATCGCCGCTGATATGATCGACATCGAGACTTTGCGGATTGCCCATGATGATCCTGTGCAGGGTCATTGTCCGACCGCCGCTACGGGTGCTCACATAGCCATTCGCACTGACGAACCATGTGAAGTTCCGAGCCCAGAACCACACGTCCTCATCGACTGGGGATACCCGTCCTTTGGCATGGATACCCACCAGCTCAACGAACCGCTGCTGTTTCGCGATGACGCTCACCGTCCATCCTCCATCAGTTCAGCATCAAAAAACGACGGCGCGGGGATCTTACCCAACCGCAGCCCGAGCACATACCGCCGTGCGTGTCCGGCACGACGATGCGGCTTCAACTTCGCCCCGGTGATCGAAGCACGACGAGCGCGGAGTTCGTCACCCCCGCATTCCTCGATCCAGCGCGTGATGCACCGCCAGTTGGTCCGGAAGTGCTCCTCGATGGCGCGGTCCTGGCCAAGGCGCAGGTAGACCTCCACGAAATCCGGCGGGGCGGGGCGGTAGGGGCGGATGCAGCCGGTGTCAGGTTTGCGGGTTGCCATCACAGACGATCCTGCAAGGCGTCCGCGATCATGCTGTTCACGACGATCAGCGCGGCAACCACGCATGACTGAACCGTGTGCGGCACGTCGCCTGACGCCGAATTGATCGCGATCATGGCCAGTTCGAAACAGAACACGGTCCGGGCAATCATCATGCTCCTGCTCCTGTGTGCGCGCCGGCTGGTTGGTAGCGGGCGATGTCGAAGGGGTTGGGGTTGGGGAAGCGGGGGTCGTTTCGCGTCCACCGTCGCTTGGTCGGCTCAATACCGCGGACGATCCAGCCGCCCTGGTAGACGATATCGACCAGCTCATATGGAGGGGGATAGCCGGGGTTCGCGGGCATCAGTGGAGCCCCCCGAGACAGGGGGTGTCCACGCTTGGGGTGTCTACACCCACATCTTGAAACGGATCGCGGCTTGAAACTGGGGTATATACCCCCTCCCTCCACTCTATATAATATTTACATACATAAGGTGTAGACAGTGTAGATAGAGGGGTGGAGGCCGCAGAAAACTGCGAAAAATGGTGTCCACGCCGGGGTGTGGAAAATGCGTGGACACCCCTGTGGACATAGGTCCGATTCGGACCGAAAGTGTCTTCGGATGTCCACAAATTTCTACGCTTCAGGGCGGGGGGCGTGGTCATGGTCACTTGGCCATTCTCCACAGGCGAATGCTCTTGCGGGTGCCGTCCTGTAGACGCTCCTTGCCGATCGTCTGCGTCCATCCGAGCTCACCCATGATCGCGGCAACCCGGTCCTTCGCGCGTTGGTCGTGCCGCTCGATCGGCATCTTGATGATCTCGAGTAGGATCTGCGACGACGTGTAGGTGAAGTGCGGCACGATCGCCGCGGCAATGGTGTCCTCCCAGGCGTCGCCCTGCATGCGGTCGTCCTGCTCGCGCACGGCCAGCTGGTTCTCGTCCTCGGTCAGCCACCATTGCTCGCCGTCGCGGTAGCGCTGGAGCGCCTCAGCCCACAGCTGCTCCCGCTTGCGTTCGATCTTGGGCAGGTCGATCGCGGTGCAGGCGACAGGCCAGAAACGACGGTTGCCGGTGCTGTCGGTCAGGTAACCTTGCCCGGCCTTGCGGTTGACGGAGGCGGCGAGCACGCACTGCCGCGGATATTCGACGGTGTGGCGGCCATAGCTGGGGCGGGTCTTGTCGACCTGCATGGTGATGATGGCCTTAACGAGCTCGACATCAGCCTTGCGCAGCGCGGAGAGCTCGGCAAACTCGACGACCCACTTGCCGGCGATCTGTTCGACGAACTTCTTGTGGTCGCGGAGCTCGTTGACCATCTCGGTGAAGTAGGGGGCGCCGAACAGCGTGCGCAGGGCGGTCGACTTCTTCAGTCCCTGCGGACCCTCGAGCACCAGCATCGTGTCCATCTTGCAGCCAGGCTGGAAGACACGCGCGACGGCGCCGATCATCCAGCGAGCGCCGACAGCGCGCTCGTAGGGCGTGTCGGGCGCGCCGAACAGGATGGGCAGGAACCGATCCAGCCGGTTGACGCCGTCCCACTTCAGATTGTTCAGATACTGCCGCACCGGGTGGTAGGCGTGGTCGAACGCAAGGCGCGCGACCGCGGCCGGGATGTCGGTCTTGGACGGCTGGAAACCGGCCTTCTCGACCAGGATCTGGATGTCGACATAGTCGGCGTCCCGCAGCGGCTCGCCGCGCCATTCGACGACTCCTGCGAGCTCGTTATAGCGGATCGTCTCGCCGAGGCCCGGGATGTTCTGCAGGTACAGCATCAGGTTGTAGAGCGTCTTGCGCTCGCCCTTCGCGCCAATCTGCAGCCTGCCACGCCAGGCGTTCAGAGGAATAGCCTCAGCAGCCACGGATAGTCTCCAATGTCAGGGCCACTGCGTCGTCACCGGTGCCATCGGTGGAGCGGGCGAGGATGTAGACGGCGCCGGCAGCCTCGGCGGCGAGCGCGAATGCTTGTTGATGCTTGCGCCATGCGTCGCGACCCAGCTTGGCCTCGATGCAGAACAGTCGGCCGGTGGGGCGAACAGCGAGTAGAATGTCGCTGGACCCCACGAGGCCGTAGCGGATCATCCGCCCATCGACCTTGAGCGCTCCGGTGTTGTTGCTCCATGCGAGCCCAAGCGGCGAGACGGCCAGCAGCAGCTTGTTGACGAGATCGGCGTGGGTCACCGCTGCGCCCTCCACTGCTGCCGCTGCTTCATGATGTGCCCAGCCCAGGCGACCGGATATTTGTACTTCCGCTGCCGTCCGAGCTCGACCAGCTGCTCCAGCGTGCGGGCGGACTTGAGCTCGTCGCGCTTGCGGGCGCGGATCGCGTCGAGGTCGACGACCTGGAGCTCGCCGTCGACCTGCTCGATTTCGCGCGACTGCGTCGGGTAATTGTACCCGCAGCCCGGGCACTCGGGAGCTGGCGCATGCACACGAAAGCAGGTGGGGCACTGGCGGACCGGCACCTCGGCCTTTGCGCCGCGCTTCTTCTTCGGGCGATCGTCGAGCGTCCATTCACGCTCGTCGTCGGGCAGACCGTGGCGCATCGCGTTGCCGGCGTGGTCGAGGATGATCGCATGCGGCTTACCCTCCGCTGGGCGGAGCGCGCGGCCGATCTGCTGCAGGTGCAGAGACAGCGACTGCGTCGGGCGCAGCAGGATCACTGCCTCCACCGCGGGCACGTCGAACCCTTCGCCGAACAGGTCTGCATTCGTCAGCACCTGGATCGCGCCGGCAGCGAAATCGGCGACGATCGCGTCTCGGCTGCCGCTGTCCATGCTGCCATCGACATGCGCCGCAGGAATGCCGGCTGCCTGGAACTGCGCCGCAACGTGGCGGCTGTGCTCGACGGACACCGCGAAGGCGATCGCGCGCTTGCCCGGGGCGAGCTTCTGATAGTGCGCCACCGCGTCGCCGACGATGGACGGCTTGTCCATCACCTTGGCGAGGTCGTCGCGCTTGAAGTCTCCGCCCGACATCGCGATGCCCGACACGTCGGCGGAGGAAGGGGCGTAGAGCCTGTAATCGCAGAGCGCGCCCTGCTCCATCAGATCGGCGACGCTGGGGCCCTGGACCATGCTGTCGAACCATGTGCCCAGGCCGCGACCGTCGAGCCTCCACGGGGTTGCGGACAGGCCGACAACGCGGGCGGTCGGGTGCGCCTCGTAGATCGCCTGGTACTGCGACGCGCCCATGTGGTGGCATTCGTCGAAGATGATCAGGTCGGGTGCGGGCAGTTTATCCAGCCGGCGGGCGAGCGTCTGGACGCTGCCGACCTGAACCATGGCATCGGGATCCGCGATGCCACCGCCCATCACGAGGCTGTGCGGAATTTCCATGCCCCAGAAGGTCTTGCTGGCCTGCAGGATGATCTCGCGGCGATGCACCACCCACCAGCAACGCTTGCCGCGCGCAGCCGAGGTCTTGACCATGTAGGCGCTGGTGACAGTCTTGCCGCCGCCGGTGGCCAGCTGGACCAGGACGGTGCGGTCCATCGTGCGGAACCGCTCGCGGATGCCTTCAATGAGGTTCTGCTGATAATCGCGAAGGATGATCATCGGGAGGCGCGCTCCATGATGCGTGCCGCTTCCAGGGCCTGGGTAAGGCCGGCGCGGAGGAGTACGAGCTGCCGAGGAGGAACAGGCGCATAAACCGCGGTGGTGGCCTCGCGCGCCACATAGGACAGCAGCGGGTAAGCGGCGTCCGAGCAGCGGCGCAGGCCGGCGGTCGCGCGGTCGCGCATCATCGCTATCGCGACGCGGCAGCGCATGCTCCACTCATCCTCGTTCGGCAGGTGGATGGTGATCGCCGCCCGGTGCGCGCACTCGGCCTCGGTCCACTCCTCGGCGACCTGGAGGTCAGCCGGGAATGGCACGATGAAGCCATCGGGCACGATGCGGGCGGGCGCGTTCACAGCGGCGATACCTCGGCTTCGGTGATGCCGTAGGAGCACGCCGCAGCGAGGCGACGTGCGCGAATTTCCAGGCTGGGCGCGGTGACGATCGACTGCAGGACGAGCGCGCGCTCGATCTGGTTGAGGGTGCGCGTCATGCGTCCACCTCCGCCCGCTCGACGGTGACGACCATGCGGCCGAACGTACCGTCGTAGGTCTGCTGGCAGGTGATGCAGACATCGTCGCCAGCCAGTTTGTGGTTCAGCTGGACACGGCGCATCTGATTGATCAGCGCGTCGCCGACGATCGCCTTCCACTGCGGCAGGTCCTCGCGGTGCCGGCGCTTGTGCATGGCGTTGCAGGAGAGGACGCCGGCATAAAACGCCATGGCGCACCAGCCGATGACTTCGGCAATGTCAGGGGTCACGCCGCCACCTCCACCGCTGCCAGGTTGCGGATAACATGCTGCGGCTTCCGGGTCGCAGGCCGGCCACCGAACCCGCGAGCCAGGCTGAAGCCATGGATCTCGGCCCAGTTGCGCACGGTGTTGACGTCGCAGCCGATGATCCGGGCTGCAGCAGGCGCGGTCATGCCATCGGCGATACGCGCGAACTCGGCAGGCGCCGGGAGGTGCGCGATGCAGCGGTGCGCCTTGCAATAACCGCTGGTGTTGCGGCCATCGAGACGGCAGCCGCAGGTGATGCAGACCCGCGTCATGCCGCGATCTCCTTCCAGGCATCGGGCTCGAACCCGCGCTCACATGCCTCGGCGATGATCTCCGCAGCGGTGTGGGCCTTGCCGCGCCACTTCCAATGCGTGCCGCCGAGCTGAAACCGGCCATTGGCATCGCAGCGGAAGATCGCGGCGCGCTTCTGCAGGAAGTCGGCGGCGCGGCCCGCGAGGGACATGTCGCGGTTGTTCGGGACGGCGGCCAGCTTTGGCGCGCCGATCGCATGAACGACGCGCGCTTCCGCCTGGACGCGGCCAAGCGCCTGCAGACCGGTCTCGCGCAGCCAGCGGTCGATCATGCCCTTGCTGACATGATAGTGCGTCGCCAGCTGGGTGCGCAGCATCACGGTTGCAGCCTGGCGGAACCCGGCCGGCGGCGGTGTCAGCGGACGTGCAGCCTTCTCAAGCCGAACGCCAGACAGGATGCGCCAGCGCTGCAGGACCTCGTTGGACGCGTGGTAATGGTCGCGGAGATCCTTCCACGTCATCGTCTTGGCATTGGCGCGGAAGTCGTCGGGGATGGCGCGCATTTCGCGACCGGCATGCTTCTTCGCGCCGGTCTCAAGCCGCCAGCGCGAGACAGTGCCGCTGCTCGATCCATAGTGCTTGACGAGCTGCTTGTGCGTCATCGTCTTCGCCATCTCGACGAAGTCTTCCGGCGCGGGGCGGGGCTTGCGACTGCTCATGCCGCACCCCGCAGAACAGCAGCCTCATTCACGATCGCAGCAAGCGCGGCGAGGTGTGGCTGGATCCGGTCGGCGACGTCGAGCGTCTCCTGGTGATCGCGGTGGTTGTCCTCCAGCGCGCGGACCAGCGCGACCATGGCATCCATCACGCCGGTAGCGGTGGCCAGGTCATTGGCCGGGCTGGCAGCGAGCGGCACGGCGCGGACGCCGTAGTGCGCAAGGATCTCGTCGAGCGCGGTGGGGTCGACCAGCAGCGAGTTGAAGATCACATGCGCACCGGGAAGGTTCGCCCCGGTCAGGCCGCGGTCGAGCGGCGCGGTGTCGGTCAGGCCCATCGTCTCGGCGATGCGGACCTTGTTGCCGTGCTTGTGCCAGAGCCGCGACCATGCAACGGAGAGTTTCTGCTGAAACTTGTCCTTGGTCAGCGGCGTGACGGGACAGACTTTGGCAAACGATGCCATTACAAGCCCTCCGTATGAATACCGAATTGCCAATCGCTGTCGCAGTCCGTGGGCCGGGCCTCCGCGTAGCCGAGCACCGCCTCGTGCAGAGCGAAGATGCCTTTTGCGATGCCGGAGACGACGACGCAGGTGAGCGCGACCGCGCCCAGGATTTGGAGCACGTCCATTCAGAAATCCTCTCGAGTTGTGGGTGCGCCATTCCGAACCTTGGCCGCTTCACAATGACCCGCTGTCCCGACGGCGTTGACGCACCCGGCAAGGTGCGCAGGATCGGCTTCGCAGCGGCTGGCGTTGTCCGCTGTCGAATGACCGGGGCGGGTAGAAATTGGAGCCGATACGCGACGGGGCTCCAGGTGGCCGGTGCGGGACGCCATGGGGACACCGGCGGGGACGGGTGTGCGATCTGGGCGCAGGGGGGCGGGGAGGCGCCTCATGCGGCCGCACGCTCGATATCGACTGCATTCTCTGCCCGCTGGTCGCGCGGCTTCAAGAAGTCGCTGGGAACAACTGCGCCATGACGCAGGGCCAGGTTTGCGAACTCTGGCCGGACAGTCTCCGGGATGCCGCGAAGCCGCCAGTTCCGAAGGGACTGGTAGGAAAGATTGAACGCGGCTCGGACGATCTTGGGGGTGATCGCCCGGATAAGTGCGTCGTCGCGGTGCAGTTGCTTGCCCATGACGCCAATGTATCAACGCCGCGTTTATATAGCAAGCGCCAATCGTTTATTCCTGCAAGCGCGGCGGTGATGCAAACGGCCCTCGTGGGAACGAACGCCAACCATGACCCGAACTTCGGCCCGCGCCTTGCCGCCCTCATTAAGGCGGCCGGCTACCGCAGCGCTCGCGCTTTTGCGATCAAGGGCATGGGGTGGCCCGAGGACAGCGGGGCTCAGCGCCTTGCCAACTACCTGAACAAGAACCGCGTGCCTGATCTGCCGACGTTGGTCGGCATGGCTAAGGCGCTAGGTATTTCAGTTCAGGATTTGCTGGGGTTACAGGCCGCGACCAGCCCCGAGGGTGATGGATCGCGCGACATCCTGCTCCATCTTCTTGAGATAGAGGGCATCGATCCGGCCCGAGCGAACACGCTCGCCAGTGCTTTTCTTGCAGCTCAACAGCTGTATCGAGCGATTCCAGAGGACGAGTCTCTGGAAGCCCTCGCAAGGTTTTCAGCGCACGCCGCCTGGCTGCAACATCAGCCGCCAGAGCAAGACAGGTAATCATCGCCTGAAAGGCGTTCAGCTTCACCATTGGGGCCTACCCGGAACAAATCGTGATTCGTATCATATTGGATGCGACCCGGTGTAGGAAACTACTGTTTTTATACGGTACATCCATAACGGATGCGCAATAGATCAGCACAGGCAGAGCGCTCGGCATAGCGCCTTGTGGGATGATAAGTGTTTCTACGTAGCCGGGAGGAACCGGCGGCAAAATATAAACGGCGCTGTTGACATCACATAAACAGCGTGTTTATATACCTCCAACGCGGCACCCCGCCGCTTGGAGCTGACGCAGTGCAGTACACCAACCCCAACTGGCCCACCGAACCGCGCGCCGTAGCGCTGCTGGCGGACATCACTTCCAACCCGCCGCGCATGGTTCGCCAGCTGGCGCCGCTGTCGCAGTGCTGGGATGTCAGCGCCCCCGACTTCGTGATGGTCTACGACCGCAACGACGATCGCGTGGACGAGCTGTCCCGCATGTCGGACGCGGCGTTCCGCTACGTGCTGGATTTCCAGGGCGACATCGCCGGCGCCAAGCGGGTGGCGAAGCTCGATGATGTGATCGGGCTGGCGGTGCTGCGTGCGCGGAAGCGTGCGGCATGACCTGCGCTAACAATCCTCCGGCTTTCCCGCGCGATCACCGCCACCTGGGCCACAATGGCATGGACCTGCGCGATTACTTCGCGGGGCAGGCTATCAACCAGCTGACCGCCATCTCCGCAAAAGGCGACTTGGACCGCGGTGACGCAGGCACTCCTGCTGAAGCCATCGCGCGGCAGGCTTACACTCTCGCCGACGCCATGCTTGCCGAGCGCGCCAAGGCGACCGGCCAGGAAGGCGGTGCGCTGTGAGCAAGTGGCAGCCGATCAGCACCGCGCCGGAGGCCATCGTCGTCGAGACCAAAATCGACGACGCCAATGGGCTGCGCAATGAGGGCAAGCTGAAGCGCATGGGCTCGCTGTGGTTCACGCCCGACGAACGGATGTACGTCTACTATCGCCCTACGCACTGGCGGCCCGCGCTGTGACCCGCGCAGACCATTTCGTCGGTGCCATGCTGATCTTCAGCACCGCCCTCGCATTCATCAGCGTGGCAGCGGACTGGGCCGATCGGCATCACGGTGCTCTCGGCTGTGTTGCTGCGATCACCATCCTGCTGAACGGCCTGATGGTCTGCCGCTCTATCTGGCGCGACCGCCTGTGACCGCCCGCCGCCTCACCCTCGGCCTGGCCATCGGCGCCGCCGTCACCCCGTTCTGGCCCATCGCGCTGCTGCTTGGCGCGGCGCTGGGTGCTGACCTCTGGATTGGAAGGAAGACCGCATGAGTGCCGCCAACCTCTGGGACGCAGCCGACCGCTTCCTCCCGTATATCCGCGACGCCCAGGCGCCGATCGACCGGCCCGAGATGGTGACGCAGAACGCGGTCAAACTGAACACGTCGCTGTATCCGCCGTGCCCGCTGTGCACGCTGGATGTAATGCGGTGCGAGTGCGATCCCGATGCGTACCAGGCCGCGGCGCTGGCCGTGTTGCGGGGGCAGGCATGACCCCCGCCTACGTCACCCTCCACGCCGCCGAGCGCTGGTGCGAGCGGGTAGACCGCAACGCCAGCCTGGCCGACGCGATCGAGGCAATTCAGGCCCACACGCCGGCCATCGCTACCGCGGTGCGCTTCGGGTGCCACTGCGTGCGGCTCGGCACCGGCTACAAGCTGGTCCTGCGCGAGGGCAAGGTCGTCACGGTGATGCGGCGGAAGGATATGGTCGTATGAACGCGCCCGCGAACCTCTCCGACGCAGCCTTTCGCGCGTCTGTAGTCGGCGCCGGTGAAGTCGCCGCCCTGTTCGACGCCAGTCCGTGGCTGACCCGCTTCGAGCTCTGGCAGCGCAAGGCTGGCAACATCGCCGCGCCCGAGTTCAACGCGATCGGTGCCGACGGCAAGCCGGCTGACATGCGGATCTTCTGCGGTGTGATGCTTGAGCAAGCGGTGATCGACATCGCGTGCAAGCTCTGGGGCTATGAGCGCGTCGAGACCCCGAAGCACGTCACCAACGGCAAGGGCCTCGGCGGCCACCCAGACCAGCTGGTCCGCTGCCCCGAGCGCGGCGTCGGCGTGCTGGAGATCAAGACCGCTGACTGGCTGATTGCCAAGCAGTGGGGAGACGAACCGCCGCTCAACTATCAGTTGCAGGCGCAGACCTATGCCGGCCTGTGCGGTGTGCAGTGGTGCGACATCATCACGTTGGTAGGAGGCAACGAGCCGAAGCGGTTCCAGATGGAATTTCGCGGCAAGGTGTTCGCCGAGATCGAGCGCCGCGTCGCCGAGTTCTGGGCGAGTGTCGAAGCCGGCACCGCGCCGAAGCCAGACTACACCCGCGACGGTGGCGCGCTGGCGGAGCTGTATAGCGACCCCAAAAACACGCTGGCTGACCTGCGGACCGACAACCGCATGCCAGAGCTGCTGCAGGAATATCTCGACGCCAAGGATGCCGAGCGCGCCGCCATGGCCCGCGTCGATGCCGCCAAGGCTGAGATCTTGGAGAAGCTAGGCGAGCACAGTGCGGCGATTGTCGAAGGCTATTCGTGCCGGGTGCCGCTGCAGGCGGGTTCGCCCGATCGCGTCATCACCGCGGACATGGTGGGGCAGGTGCTGCCCGGGCGGAAGCCGCACCGCCGGTTCTATGTGAAGGCCAAGGTCTGATGGCGCGCAATCCTCTCCGCAAGTTCAAAGCCCCAAGCGCAAAGCAGACTGCGGCCCGCAATCGCAACTGGCGCATATGGAAGCTGCGCGGGCTCTATTGGAATTCCTTCCCCATGAGCGGCGAGCGGCTGGAGGCATATCGGGCAGCGATAGACGCCGAGCTAGTCCATCTCGGCGCGGAGCCTGAGACCGAGCGCCGCGCCCGCCTAGAGCACGAGCGCGACCGATACGAGACGTTCCGCGCTGCGGTCGTCGGCGATTTCAATGTTTGAGCAGGAGAAGCAATAATGGCGACCCAGATCGCGCACCGCGAGGAGCAGCGCGCAAATCCCGTGGCGGTCATCCGCCAGAACCTCCAGAACATGGCGCCCGAGCTGAAGGCCGCGCTGCCGGCTCACGTCAGCGTCGAGAAGTTCACCCGGGTGGCGATGACGGCGATCCAGAACAACCCGCAGCTGCAGAATGCCGAGCGCCGCAGCCTGTTCGGCGCGATCGTCCGCCTGGCCCAGGATGGCTTGCTCCCCGATGGCCGCGAGGCCGCAATCGTGATGTTCGGCCAGCAGGCCCAGGCCATGCCCATGATCGCTGGCGTGCTGAAGAAGATCCGCCAGTCCGGCGATGTCTGCTATGTCTCGGCGCAGATCGTCTACGAGAACGATCGGTTCAAATGGACGCTGGGCTTCGACGAGAGCGTCGAGCATGAGCCCGCACCGTTGGATCAGGATCCGGGCGAGGCAGTCGCCGCCTATGCGGTGGCCGTTCTCAAGGATGGCTCGCGACTGCTCGAGGTGATGCGCAAGAGCGAGATCGAGAAGGTCCGCAATGTCAGCCGCGCCAAGGGCTCTGGCCCGTGGGTGCAGTGGTGGGGCGAGATGGCTCGCAAGACCGTGATGCGCCGACTGTCAAAGCGCCTGCCGATGTCGACCGACCTGGACGACGTGTTCGCGCGGGACGAGACGCTGGCCGTAGAAGAGCGGCCGGTGATCGACGCCACGCCGGTCGCGCCCGTGTCGCGCCTGGATGCGATCGAGGCGCAGATCGTCGACGCCAATGACGGCACCCTGTCGGATGAAAACCCGACCGCTGGCGAGGGCCGCACCGACGAGCAGCATGGCGACCAGCAGGACGGGACAAATCCCGATGACATGCTCAACCGTATGCAGGGAGACAACTGATGTTCTTCACGAAGACGAAGCGCGAGCGCGACGAAGCCCGCGAAATTGCCGAGCGGCAGGCCGAGGAGATCAAGGAGCTTCGGAGCGATGTCCGTGCTGCGGAATATGCGGCTGATCGCCTGACCGCTGAACTACAGCAGTCGCGGCGCAAGGCCGATATTCTCGGCGAGGCCCTCAACGAAGTGCTCGCCGAACGCGACGCCCTGCGCCCCGATGCCGAGCAGTACCGCGCTAATCTCGCGCGTCTCGCCGCCGCGAATGCCGCTCGCAAGGCCGCGGCGCAGAGCAAGCGGGCCCACTGAGATGCGCGGTTATTTCATCGAAGCGATCCTGCTTCTCGCGATGCTGTGGCTGATCGGATGGGGGCTGGTGAAGCTCTACTATCTGGCCCGGCGCGAAGGCTCGACCGATCACAACGAATACCGCCGGGTGAAGACCGAGGCGGAGGACGCGCTGAACGACCTGGAACGTGCAGTTCAGCGCGCCACCAAGAAGCGGGGCCGTGGTGGCGCCCGCAATCGCAAGGCATGAACAATATGAAGAAATTTGCAGCACTTGTCATCCTCGCTGCGCCGCTTGCGGCATGCGGGAGCGTCGACGCCGGCAAGGTCGGCTTGTGGAACAACTACGGCAAGATCGGCGACCAGGTCCTGCAGGGCGGGGGACTTCAGTGGTATAACCCGCTGACGACCTCGCTCGAGGAGATGGACGTTCAAGAGCAGCCTTGGAAGGCGAACACGTCGATCTACACCAAGGATCTCCAGACCGCGACCGTAACCTTCACCATCACCACCTCGCTGGATCCGCAGCGCGCCGTCAATATGCGCCGCACGGTCGGCTTGGAATGGCGTGACAAGCTCATCCCGCCGGTGGTCGCTGCCGTCGTCAAGAATGTGTTCGGCCAGTTCAATGCCCCTGATGCCGTCGCTCGTCGCGGCGACATGCAGACGATCATGCTCGACCAGCTGCGGCAGAAATTCGCCCAGCGCGGTATCATCGTGAACGACTTCTCGCTGACCAACATCGACTATTCGGACGCGTTCGAGGGCGCGGTCGAAGCGGCGCAGGTAGCGACGCAGAAGGCAATCGCCGCCAAGAACCACACGGTCGAAGTCGAAGAGCAGGCCAAGCAGCGCGTCATCACGGCGAACTCGGAAGCTGAGGCGATCAAGGTCCAGGCCGTCGCGATCAGCTCGAACCCGGCGATTGTCCAGCTTCGGGCAATCGAGAAGTGGAACGGCGAGATGCCGCAGAACATGTACGGCTCCGCTCCCATGCCGTTCGTCCAGGGGAAGTGAACACCGCGCACTGAGTTCCACCGGGAGAGGGGTGTCGAGCCTAACAAGCGGCCCCTTGTTCCGACCACGCGAAAGGATAGCAGCATGACCGCGAACATCATCCGCATCCGCAACGTCGAGCATGAAGCCCGCTGCGTCGAGGCGATCCGTCAGCGCCGGCTCCGGGAGTCGTCGTTTCGTGTGGTCGAGCAGAGCGAGAGGAAGGCGGCGTGAGCGAGAAGGTCAAACTCAGCATCGTCCAGATCGTCGTGAAGGTGGACGACGGCGACTATTGCGGCGTGCTGCTTCCTCGGACCGGCTTGGACATGCTCGTCGGTATGCTTCCGGCCTTTGCCGATGGCCCGATCAAGCTCGTGCGCTTGCCTGGCCTAAAGATGGTCCCTCTTTCGGAGTTGACCCCCAATGACTGACTTCACCCCCGGCCACATCATCACACGGGAAAACAAGCTTTGGGACGGCGATCGTCCGAGCTGGCTGCGGGATGATGCTCGTGTAATGTTCCTAAAGGACGGCGATAATTTTTGGTACGGAGACCCCAATAACTGCGGCCACATAACGTTCTGCGGTGAGGACATCGGATCCGAAGAAACCGCCATCCGTCTCGACGCCTCTGACATCGTGTACCAGTGCATCGCTTGGAACGAAGCGCATCCGGACGAGCCCGTCATGTGGCCCTGGTATGGTGGGGATGAAGCGCCTGCGGATTGGGATGGCGCTGCAACCTTACGAGGCGACGGCCAATTACGCGCTTTCCACCCAGATGAGGTCTATATGTGGGAGCGCGAGGAGCCGCTCGATAGTGCCGAAACCATAGGCTACCAGCGCCGCCCCACCACCAGCCTTCCCGGCTCGATGGAGGCGAAGGCATCTCGGCTCGAAGAAGCCGCCCGTGCTTTGGCACAGGTTGCATACCACGGCACCCTTGCTGCTTGGTCGGATGAAACCCGCGCTTACTGGCTGGGTCGTGTGAACGTCGCCCTATACAGCCCCCACGAGGACGCGCCCACCACCAGCCTTCCCGAACCGGCAGAGGAGATCCACACCTCCGGCTATGCCGAGACGATTGAAGAAAGCCCGGAGGATTTAGCCAAGGGCATCGAGGGAATGGCCCGGCACTGGGCGGCGGAAGCTGGCGGGGTGTTCTCCACTGCCGAGGAAGTTGCCACGCTCTGCAAAGCGCTGGCTCGCATGTGCCTCCCCGACCCCACCCCTCTCGACATCGCCAAGGCAGAGCATCCCGATATCCCTGCCGAGATCGTGGAGCGCATCGCGGCTATCGTGACGAAAGGAGAGATGAAGTGAGCCGCAAGACTGGTCCACGCATTACACTAACAGCCCGCTGCTCTGACTGTGTTTTTTGTCGGTCCGAAAGCTATCGCGTTCAAGGAGATAGCGGGCATGACGTGTACTGCGATCATCCCGGCTTAGAGCGCGAAAATCGCAGCATCGGCGATACGAGTTGGAGCACACCAGATTGGTGCCCGGCTGTCGACCTTCCGGCGATCCGCGCCACCCTCTCCACCGGTCCAGGCTCCGACCAATGACCCCCACCGCCCTCCGCATGATTGCGGATAACCAATCGGAAATAGCTGAGTGGGACGCCTACCGGCAGCGGTCGGGGTGGTGGCGTCGGCTCGGCTTCATCTGGGAGTATTTCTTGTGAGCGAGCATGAACCCATGAGCCTAGAGCGCGCGGCGTCAAGCATCCGCCACGCCCTAGCACACAACTTAGAGCTCAAGCAGCCCAAAGGATACAGCCAGACCAAAACATCGGGCTGGCTCGCGGCTGAAGTGCCCGACTGGCAGCTACGGCAATGGCTTTCCGCGATCGAGGGCGCCCTCTCCACCCATCAGGAGCAAAGCAATGATTAAGCCGCCTTCCACTCTTGAGGCCGCCCTTATCGTGATTGCAACGCTTGAGGACCTTCTCGAAACGGCGGTAAGCGAGCGCGATAAAACGCGCGACGAATCTACTAAAGCAGATGACGAAACGCGCGCGTTGAAACTCGAAATGCTTCGAATGCGCGCTCTTGGTGCCAGCGCAGACTATGCGCTTGTCATGGAATTTAAGCGCCGGGCGGAACGTGCTGAAGCTGCTCTCGCTGCTTTTAGGGAGCAAAGCAATGGCTGAGGTTACACAGGCTGATCGTGATGCGGCGGCGCGGCGGATGCCGTTGAATACCATAGCGGAGTTTGAAAGGGTCGCCGAGGTTAAGCGCGGTGAACAGGACAACGACCCGCTCGTCCAAGAATTTGCCCGCCACCGCACAGAAGCAGTAAAGCCGCTGGTGGAGGCGCTGGAGAACGTCGTTGCACCACTCGCCCTGCTCCAGCGTGAGGCAGAAGCGAGGGGCAACAGGCTTTCTGGCGTAGCTTACTCGATCGCAAACGACTTGGGCTTTGTCCAGAAGATTGCCCGCGACGCTCTAGAGGCATTCCGGAGCGAGCTGTCATGACCAGCAAATACAGTGAACAGGACAAGGCGCTGGCCAATGCTATCGCCAGACATCGCGCGCTGGAGGATGCTTTCGTCACGGCAAAGATCCAGGAAGCCGCAGGCTCCAGCACGGTCCGGAAAGCTCCGATTACTGGACCCAATTGGCCAGTGCGCTCGGATTATCCGAACCGTGCAGCCTATCACCAAGCCTGCGCAGAATGGAGGCGGCAGTCATGAACGACGATACGAACCAGCGGGCTCGGGAGTGGCAGCCGCTCGACACTGTGCCCTATGGCCGCGAGGTCGAGGTCAAGATCGGCAGCCGGGCTATCCGCGCGCAGCGGATGCGCAACGTCAGCATGACCGAGGGCGAGGTTCCTTGCGACCAGTGGCAGGCCACGACCGACCGCTTCCCGAAATGCTGGTCGGCCGGCTGCTGCTGGGAGAGCAATGCCGACGGCGTCATGAGCGAACAGCCGGAAGCGTGGCGCGAGGTGCAGTCATGAACATCGAACGAGACGTGTGGTACATGCAGGCCGCCAACTGCCGCCTCGCAATCCACATCGGCACTACGGCAGTCTTATTTGGGGTTGGCGCCGGAGGATATGGCGCTCGGATTGAGCTGTTCACGCCACTCCGCGTCTTTCGGTTCCGCCGCCGCATTCCGGATAAGCAGTCATGAACGACGATACGAGGCGGGAACACGTTTCTAGCATCCCGGACGGCGATCTATTGCGCCAAGCTGTAACAAACGCCCGCGCGCACCGCAGCCGCGGATATACCGCACGCTGGGTCGCCGTAATGGACTGCTTCGGTCTCGGCAGCACCTACGCATGGCAGCTCTGCACGCGGTTTGGCTTAGATCCAGAGGAAAGGGTACGTCGATGAACGACGATACGAACCAGCGGGCGCGGGAGGCTGCGCGCATTGCCAAAGTCATGGAGGAGGACGGCGGCTGCTGGACGCCATGCTCCGGCTGTCAGGAATCCTGCGACGGGTGCGTCTCGGCCAAGGACTATCCATACGATGCGCGGTTCAAATGCCAGCCTGGCAGCGGCTGCCGTGAGTGCGGCGGTATCGGGGTGATCTGGCAGGATGGTGCATTCCTGAGCAGTTGGGGTGATGCGCTTTCCGAGGAACCTGCCACCTCCGCCCGTGAAGAAGCAATACGGGAGGCGGCGGAGATCTGCGACCAGTATGCGGCGGCGGTACGCGAGCCGAACAGTGGCATCAGCTACGGGACCGCGCTCAAGATCCAGCGGTCTATCCTCTCCCTCATTACTGGAGGTGGTGAACGTGGGTAAACGATACAGGACGCTCACCGCTAAGCCGGGTGAGGTTAAGGTCGCGTTCGGCCGCACGGATCGCTGGGCAGATCCAAGCATCGTCTACGCATGGGGTAATGGCACCGATATGCGATCTGCAAGCCGCCTGCTTATGTCGGCGCTTGAGGACAAGCCTCTAAAGCCCACGTTCGGCGGAGGTGTGGAGCAAGAGCCTTCGCTTGTCGAGGAGCTTGAGGCGCGCGGCTTCGACATCACAACCCTGCGCTTTTCAATCCAGAAGAAGCAGGTTCAGCAGGACACTCCTAATGAAGAATGATCTGGTAGAGCGGTTACGCACTGAGGCAGAAGCAAACCGTTTGCTGGCGAGAAGCACCGGTATCGGGGCCCTTGCCGAAAGCTGCGAGGCCCGTGCTGCCATGTGCGACGAAGCCATCGAAGCCCTCTCCACCACACCAGGGAGAGAGGAGATAGTGAGGGCGCTGTTTTGGGCCGACATCCAGCAAGGGGAAAAGGAAGCAAACGAAGCCCGCATCCCGGACGAATGGCGCGATAAGTGGTGGGGCGATAGCGCATCAATGCCGCTGTCCGGGCCCGGATTTTTGGCACGGTGGTACGCAATGGCCGACGCCATCCTCTCCCTTCTCAGAAAGGAGGGAGTATGAGCGCCGTTTACAGCGTGGCGTCGCTCGCCAGCCACTGGGGCTGCCACCCGGATACGGTGTATGCCCTAATCCGCGGCGGCGAATTGCGCGCGTTCAAGCTGGGAGGCAAGTTGCTCCGCATCCGAGGGGATGAGGTGGAGCGATTCGAGTGCCAGACTACAGCTTGCAACGATACCGGGGAATGCTCGCAATCGTCTGGTACGAGGAGGGACGACGCCACCGACATTCGCTTGGAACGACTGATCGAGCGTCAGCCGAGGCCGCAGCTCGTGCATTCTGGCAAAAGCGGACAACCGGCGGAGCAGCGCACACAGTAGGCGAGGCAGTGCGGGCGTACCTATCGGCCAAGACCGAGATGGCGTCGCACCACCGCGCCGAAGTGGCCTGGAAAGCCGCCGCAGACTATTGGGACAACCTCCCTATCTCCCGCGTTGATGTGAAGGCCGCAGAGGCCTACCGAGAGCGCCGGGCGCACTGCAAGGCCATCACCGTCCGCAACGAGCTGGCCGTGATCCGCGCCGCCCTGAACTGGGCAGAGAAGCAGAAGCTGATCGAGCGGGCGCCGTTCATCCAGATGCCGAAGATCCCGCCGTACCAGGTCGGGCACCTCACCAAAGAGCAATTCCGCCGGCTGCTAGACCATGCCGAGGCCGTGCATATCAAGCTGTTCATGCAGCTTGCGGTTGGCACGGGCGCGCGAACCAACGCGCTCCTGGATCTCACATGGGATCGGGTAGACTTCGAGCGCGGGCTGATCACCCTCAATCCCTACGATCGCATCCAGACCAGTAAGTACCGGGCCACCGTCCCGATGAACGACCAGCTTCGCGCGGCGCTCAAGGATGCCAAGACCGGGGCGCTCTCCGATTACGTGATTGAGCATGGCCGGGAGCGCGTCGGGTCGATCAAGAAGGGCTTCGCGGCGGCTGCCAAGCGGGCAGGGATAGCTGTCACCCCTCACATGCTCCGCCACAGCGCTGCCGTGTGGATGGCGGAGGCCGGCATCCCAATGGCGCAGATCGCCCGCTTCCTCGGGCATTCCGACAGCCGCGTGACCGAGAGAGTGTACGCCAAATTTAGCCCGGACTACCTCGCTGGGGCAGCCGCTGCTTTGACGTGGTGAGTCCGCTTGACATGCGGACACAATAGGCGCATATAGTGCGTACGTTCAGGAGGCGCACAATGTCGTACAGCCGCGATGATTATTATCAGGAATGTTTTGAGGTCGCGATGAGCGATGAAGGGCTAGACCATCTGCTTTCTCAGATGACTGCGGAGCAGCGCGCCAACATAGGGGGTGCGATCGCGGGAGCGGTGGAGAACGAGGGTACGGCCTTCTACACGCCGGAAAATCCGATGATCGAGCGCAATCGGACGCTTGAGCGTAAGCTAAAGTGGGAGCGCGAGCTTATTACCTGCAAGCCTTGTGGCGGGCGTGGACGGCTGGAGTACAGCGCTGGCGCGTGGGCTGTGAACTCCCACTGCGACAGCTGCCATGGTTCCGGGAAAGTGCACCCGCTTGGTGATCGGGAACCGGCATGA